ACCTCCGGTTTGGTCATGTTCGCCGCGTTCATCAGCGCAAGCGTTATTTCTTCCACATCGGAGGTCACTTCCGCCATCACGGTTAATCGGTTGATACTGGATTGATTCAGTTCACCGATCTTTGCAATCTGTGCCGCAACTTTGCGGATAAACAACCGGTTCACTTCATCAAAACGGCTTTGAATCGTGTCAAGGGCCTTGTTGAGCTCTTTATCTGTCACTTTTCATCACCGCCGTTGTCCGGGGGTGGAACCGGGTTGCTTGCCTGATTGTCAAGATCCGTCTGGGCCATCTGAGCGGATTGTACCTGCATCTGTTGCATCATCGCTTCCATGTTCTGCTCCAGAACACCATCTTGAATGGCCTTGATAGCCGCTCTGGCTTGCGGTTCGGTTTCACCCGTGTACCACTGGCGCATTTCTGCCTTGCTGATTATGCCCTGTGACATGAGCTCAAGCCGTTCGGACATTTCCTGCGCCCGGTCTGTCAGGATAGAATCATCCCATTCAAAGGACACTTCATAGTCACCCTCCGGGGCGAGGCTGTAAATGCTTGCGTACTTGTCCATTGCCCGCACAACGTCACGCAAGCACCGTTCAAGGGCCGCTTGATTGTCCGCAATCGTTGCATACGTGCGCTGGCGAAGGATCCGTAATTCTGTGGCCGTTCTGGCCTCCAGCGGGGCATCTGACAGGGTTCCACGGGACAGCCCAGACAAATCCTCAATCATCATGAGAAGCCTGTTCAAGCCGTTCAGAAGGGCCGTATCACGGATTGCCGGAGAAAACACGGAATAGTGATCTTCATCCAGATTCACACCTCGGAAAAGCCGTTCATTCAGTTTCGGAAGCTCATACTTCACTTCACCATAGCCAGATTTTGCATCAGGCTTCTGAGGACGCAGGGCCAGTGGATCAACGTCAATCGCAAGCTCGGAACCTTCAAACTCCCATAACAGACGGGAATACTGCATATCTGCCTGTTTGATCACTTTCAAGGCTTTGTGGAATACTGAAATGCCCATCGGGGAATCAACGTCCACGTTGTTAGCCGCCGCGACTTTGAACCACCCGAACATCTGCCCCTCCGTCCCGTGAAGTGTAGCTTCTGGCTGGAGGTTCTTCCACTGATCCACCGCTGAAAGGGGGACTTCCTGTCCTACCTGATCCTTGAATTTGGACTTGAATACCCGCTGTGTCACCTTTACGTCCGTACCTTCTACCTTGTGACGCTCCAGCCGGGTGTACGTGATATCGCCATCCTGATAAACGTCCCGGAAAATAACGTCTTTCAGATCGCCGTTTTCATCGAATGCAACGGGGTAAAGGCTCCAGTCCATTGTCCACCCGAAATAGATATGCCCGTCTTCCGTGTTCGGATAGGGGCGTACCGCCATGCCACCAGCCGCACATCCCTGTTCAAGTTTTTTCCGCAATTCGGCCATAAGCTTTTCAAACTCTTTGCGGAGATACTCCGCGCGGGGGTTATCAACGGCTTCCGGGGTTTCTTCATCGTCCGGGCCTTTTTCCGGGGTCTTGCCGGTAATGTTCCACTGCATTTCCAACGTAACCTGACGGGCAATTTCTGAGGCAATCATAGCAGGGAGGTTCATGGATTTTACCGTATCATCATTCACCCACGAGGCTTGATTGCAATACGCCTTATACCACTCGTCAAGGGCGTTGATCATATCCACGGACAGGGGCGTTTCAATCTTCTCCACCTGTTCAATGGTCTTGAGCGGTAACATCTTTCTTATCACCTGCCTTATCATTGCCATAATCTTAGAAAACATCGCGTTGCACCTCCGCTTACTGTCCGCGCCGCTTCCACACGCGTTCCAGCGCGTAACGCACCGCGTCAATGCTGTGGTTATTCGCGTCCGGGTATCCGCTGATCACGTCCCCGTCCGCTGTCCGGTCATACTCGTAATGGGTAAATTCACGGGTTGTTTCCGGGCATCTTTCCGGGTCTATCACAATCGCCTTGAGCGACTGGAGCCATTTGATACCGTACCGTACACTGTCCGGGCCTTTTACGGCGGGTCTGCACATTGCGCCGTAATCCCTGTAGTCTGATACCGACTTAGGCTCGGCACTGTCCGCTGTGATTAAATCGGAACCGGTAACGCCTTTTTGTGACTGCAAAGCTTCCCATGTTTCCCGGTTGCTTTGCTTATTCGCCCTGTACTCGTCAAAGATGTACAGGGTCAACCGTGCCGCGTCATAATGGCACTTCGTCCAATGGAACGGGTCTGGATACCAGCCCCAGTCAATGCCCATGAATATATGATCAAAGGTTGCAATCTGTTGATCCGTAATCGGCTCAATTTTCAGATTGTCAAACACTTCACCGCCTGTTCCGGTCACTTCCCCCAGATACTCATGCCGGTATGCTTTGGGGTTAATCAGCGCAAGCTCCAATGCGTCATTGAAAAACTGCTGTCCCAGCCATTCATCCGGCACGGTTCGATAATCGGACGAATGAACCAATGTGTCACGGTTAGGCCGCAACACTTCTTCATTCATGAAATTTGCCTGTGTTTCCGGGGGGTTGAATGACATGAAATTCCAGTACAGGGAGCCGCCGCGCCTTGCAGACTGCAAGACGGAACGGATCTCCTTCATACCGGAAAACTGGTCTGCTTCTTCAAACCACGTTATACCGAAATACCCTTTCGGGGCCTTGATAGACTTGATTTTCATAGGGTCATCAAGGCCGCGGAAGAGTATCACTTGCCCGGTTTCTATTCGCTTTATCTGCATCGGGGAAACGCGGCAAGTAAATTCATCATTCAAGCCCAACTTATCAATGGCAAACTGCATCTGCCCGAACACACTGTCACGCAAGGTTTTTGCAGTTTTACGCACAATCAGGGCGTTCACGTCCGGGTGTTCAAGCATCAGAATAGGAATAGCAAAACCGATGAAAGAAGACTTGAGGGAACCACGTCCGCCCTTCAAAATGTAATTGGAGTGTTCGTGATTCACCACGTCTTCCAGCAACGGGTCATAGTTCGGGGCAATCAGATCCTCGATGAATACATCATTCATCCGGGTTCACGTCCTCGGCTTCAAGGGTTTCTGATACGTGCCGCGCCACTGCTTCACCGATCTGGTCAGCCGCTTCACCTGCCGCTTTCATCGCTTCCACCACCGCAAGCCTGTTCGCCGCTCGTGTAGCCGCATCTTCTTCGCTCTCGTCCTCGCGGGGCTTTTCTCCCCGGATGAGGTGTATCCGCACCCCACCGGAATGCTCCAGCGCGTCTGCATCTGCGGTCAGGGTCAATCCCTGCATGGCGTCCTTGATTGCATCCTCCACACCGGCCATCCTGCACAGCCAGTCACGGGCTTCTTTGTCACCGTTCAAGGCCATCAGCATCTGGGTGTAAACAAGCTGTGCAATCAGAGGCGCACCGTCCTCCTGTAGCTGTGCCGTGCTTTGCATCTTGAGAACGTCCATTGACTTAGCGCGGCCCTTGCTGTTGAGATTCAGCACCGCCCGCACCGCTTCGCGGATATCTGCGTTTCTTTTCCGGGCCTTGTTAGCCGCCGCGTTACCTTTTCGCCGGATCTCCAGTTCTTCTTCCGGGGTCAAATTGCCGGAGCCGAGGGGTTTTAGGTTTTTATTCTGGGGACGTTCCTTCTTCTTTTCACCTTCCACACACCTCACCTCCCATCATGCCAAAAATACAAACGGGGCAGGGCTTGCGTTGCCCTGTCCCGTTGCTTGGTCTGTGTGGTTATTTGGTCTTCTTAGGGGCCTGTTTCTTCTTCGCCGGAGCCTTTCTCCGCGCGGGAGCGTTTCCGTCATTCTGCTTGGTCAGCGCTTCCGCGAACGCCTTTGCCGCGCCTTTGGGGATCTGCAATTCCTTGTAGGTCTTAGCGTCAGCCATAGTCAGCACCTCCTCTTGTGCCTGTTCCATTATATCATTGTATATTACCTTGTCAAGTTTTTAGTTTACTTTCTGTACACCAGCGCGGAACGATCAATAACGTTGTGGTATCCGTAACCGTCCGTGATAACGTTATAGCCCATCGCAAGAGCCCAGATACTCATGTTGTTGTTCGTCCACTTTGTGCCAGAATCAACGTATCCGCCAACCGCACGGGCAAACTTGGGATGCGTTCTCGCAAACGTCTGTGCCGCCGAGCGCAACTGTGACGAGTTAATAACGCGGGCCGTTGCGGGGTTCAGCGCCGCAACCGTTGTATGCTGTCCATAGCCTGTAGCACGTCCGCCGTTCTGATCGAAATACGTACCCGCGCCGATTTTCTGCCCGCCAACTTTACCACCAATATAATTGTATCGGCTGTACATCATCATATCCGCAACCTGTTGCGCCGTATATGTGAAGTTTGTTCCCATTGCCGAAAACGAAATAGGGTTCACGCTACGGGCCAGCAACTGGCTCTGATCAATGTTGTTGTCAGACAAAAATTGATTGAACGCCGCTGCATCCATTACTTGCGGCAATTCATTCAATCCTGCTTGATATACAAACTTCTGTGTCTGATCGTCAACGTCTGAAAGATGGTTCGGCGTAATCGCGTTTTTAGACGCGTTTACAAGCTGTGCCAGCTGATCATCCGTCATCTGTGACAGGGCTGTCAATGCACCGGGTTGAACCGGAGTATTCTGCGGAGTTGGTGTCTGATTCGCATTCGCCGGATTCATCGTGTTCACCGGAGTCTGCGGCTGGATCGGAGGCGGATTGCTCTGCGGTGTAGCTTGTCCCTGCGGAGGCGCTGGTGTGGCTGGCCGCGTTACCCCGCTATTGCGGGTCTTGTTGGAGGCCATCCGTCATCACCTCTTCTTTGTGGCGGGCTTCTTGGCTTTCTTCGCGTCAAGCTCTTTATTCAGCTTCGCAATATCGGCTTTCTGCGCCGCCGTCAAGGGGCCAGCTTTGATACCGTACCCTTTGGAAGTCCAGCGGTCTGTCCCGTCCAGACGGTCTTTCTTCGTTTTCGTTGCCATCTTTGCTCCTCCCTATCCGAGTTCAATAACAATCGTGATCTGTCTCCGGTTCTGCGTCCCGCGCGGGGATCCTTCCGAACGTGCATTCCTTGTCGGGGACACGTTCACGCTTACCACGCGCTGAGACTGATTCGGGGCCGCGATAATCTCGCCCAGCCGCCCACCGGGGCCATCACCCGGCATAAACGCCTGCGTGCTTGCCTTTGCCTTGTATTCAATCCGCACTTCACGGGTTGTAAAGGTAGACGGGTCTGCGGCATTCTTGAAATTATTGTAGGACGCTGACAGGAATTTATTTTCTGTGAACGTCTTGCCAACGAGGGCCGCTTGCAACTGTGCTTCCGTCATGCTCGTTGTAGTTCCTCTCACGCCAAACTGCGATAACAGACGGTCAACGAAACTGCCGTGATCATAGCGCTGGAGGTTCAAATTGTATCCGAGGTTATGCATAGCATCGTTCAAGCCGTCCCGCGTTGCAATGTGTGTCGGGGACATAGGCAATCCGTTCATCATTTCCCAGTTCATATTCTGTGACAGGCTGTGAATATCATCACCGCCATAAATAGACGGTTCCGGGTTTGCTACGAGGTAGTTCTGTCGTGCCACTTCCGAGTCAATGCCGAATTGCTGTCTCTGGAAGTATCCGCGCCCGTTGTACAGATCATGATACCCTTGAGTATCCGTATCGGAAAACTGCCCGGTGTTGGCTTGCTGTGCCTGTTGTGCTGTTGGTACAACTTGCTGGGGCTGGGCTTGCTGAATCGGAATATTGGTCATGGGCGGAGGGGCGGCGGGGTTCACAACCGTCCTTTGCGCTGTGGTATTACGTGGATTCGTAACGCCACTCCCGCGTGATTTATTCGAGGCCATTTGCTTTAATCCTCCTCTTGATCTGACTTGTCATCGTGTCAATCTGACAGATAATGTTTCCCTTCATCCCGTCAAACACGCGGCCATGTACAATGATCCCGGAGGGGTTCAGCCTGTCCAGCATTTCATTGTAGCCGGTCATGAATGACGTGCTCCGTTCTTCCGACATTGCGCTCCCGTCTGTGGATACCGAAACAATGCTGTCTGTGGGGAATCCATCAAAACAGTATTCAAACGTGTCCGGGGCTCCCCACATAATTGTGGGAATCACCGTCATGCCGTAACACTGCCAATAACAGGCCAGCCACATGTTCCGGTAAACGTTCCAGATTTTCGCCGCTTTCGGGAAATCGCTGTAAACAGAAAAATCCGGGGACATAACCGCCGCATAGCTTTTCAAGAGGGGGATGTATCGTTCCGGGTCTGCCCACAACCGCTGAAATTGATAATCATCAAGATAAAAATGCAATCCGGTTTCCGCGCGTTCTTCTTTGTCCGTACCACGGGCAAAATTGAAACTGATCTAGTTCTTCACCGCGCATTCAGTCACGGGGAGCATTTTGGGGATATCATATTTTCCGGCCCGATTGATAAACGTTGCCAACTGGAGGTTTTCCCAGTTGCGCGTCCGCTTGTAAAGTTCGCTACTCGTTGCCATGCGCCGCGCGTCCGCCTTTCGTAATAGTGCAGAAGGGCATAAATAAAGCGCTCAAGCCGTCCTGCCCACAACGGCTCAAGCGCTACGAATCGGGAAACATCCTGACGCGGCAAGGAGGTGTGGAATCCGCGTCCTGCCTGTTTGATGTCTCGCTCAGTATTCGCATTTTCCATTGTACTCTGTATTGACAGAAAAACAATGGGACAAACAGGGACACTTTTTCACTGTTTCGCATTTTCACCGGCTCCCTTACCACTGTTTCAGTTCTTCTTTATGTGCCTGTACACCGCTTTCCGCACCGCTTCCACGCTGTACCCTTCACCTATGCCAGCGGCCACCTGCTCCCACGGTAAACCATTCACAAACCGCAATGTGAACATCTGGCGCAAATTGGAATCCGTTACCGTATTGATATACTGCTCCAGCTTATCCCGTTCAAGGATAATCAAGGTCTGTCTGGCGCTTATCCGCGCGGTCAAGTTGACAAGTGCATCATGCTTCCGTGTCAAGGCCGCTTCAAGCATCATAATTTGTTCCACCGTGTTTTCAACGGGGCTTGAAACGTCTGATCCATGCGGCATCCCGTCCAACTTAGGGCTGGCCAAACCGGCAAGGCTCCTCCGCAATCCTGCCAAACGTTCCCGATCCTGCTCCAATTCTTTTTCAAGGTCTGCCAACTGCCTTTTGTTCAATTCCACTTCCCGGTTCAGCCAATACAGCTTTGAAAGTTCTTTCACTGTCATTTCCAGTCCACCCTCTTTCCGCACTTTCTGCAAAACCGGGCATAATTCTTCGCGTCATCATCTGCCTGTGTGCGTTCCGAGTGGAATATCGCCGCTCCACAACCTCCACACCGCCAAACATCTTTACCGTCATAGTCCAAATACGGCTTCACCGCTTCCGGCTCTTTTAACCTCCGCCGTATTTCTTTGACTATCTGTTCCCGGTAATCACGGTAATACGAATCATAACCGCAATAATCCAGACGTTCCATCAATTGGGAAACAGAGTCTTTCATCAATTCATCCCGCATATCTTCCATCATGCTCCTCCTTCACTTTCGTCCACTTCGCTTTTAAGGCCGTTAAAAGGGCCTCCTGCGTCCGCTCTTTTCCGGTCAGGGATTTTATCACGTCCTCGTCCACACCACCCTCAACGGTCAAAATATGGACGAATACGGGCCGTTCCTGTCCCTGCCTGTGGAGACGCTTGTTCGCCTGTTGGAAATGTTCAAGGTTCCACGTCAAACCAAACCAGATAATATGGTGTCCTCCCGCTTGCAAGTTCAAACCGTATCCGCAACTGGCCGGATGTGCCAGCAACACGTCAATCTTGCCCGCGTTCCAATCTTCCTCATCACGCGCATCCGCATACACGCGGACGCGGGGCCGAGAAGCTACACCCGCGAGGGCATGGAGCAGACGATCCCGGTCATGCTGAAACTGATAGAACACCAGCACCGGCTCATTGATCTGTTCCACGGTTTCAAGGAATGCCTCCACCTTGCAGTCATGCAGCTCATGCACCTTGCCCTCCTCGTCATATACCGCACCGTCACACAGTTGCAGGAGCTTCCCGGTCAGCACACCCGCCGTTCCTGCGGTCACCCAGTCATCTTCCGACACCTTCAATAGCTGTTCCCGCTCCAGCGTGTCATAGGTCTTCTGGGCCGCTTTATCAAGCTTAACAGGGATCTCTTCTGTAATGCAGTCTGGCAGTTCCAGATAGTCCGCTGCTTTCATGCTGATACAGATATCCGCTATCTCGCTGAATATCACCTTATCCGCGCCGGGTTTCAGCTTATAGCTCCACACCTGATAACCGTTGCGCTTGTCCGGCAGGAAATACATATCCCGGTAAACACTTACTGTCCGGCCCAGCCGCTTCCCGCCATCAAGTAGGAATATCTGGCTCCAGAGGTCGGTCAGTCCATGCGGGGCCGGGGTTCCGGTCAGTTCAATCAGCCGCTTGATTTTAGGCCGTACCGCTTTCAAGGCTCTGAACCGTTGCGCTTTGGGGTTTTTGAAACTGGAGGATTCATCCAGCACCACACAGTCAAACGGCCACCGCAAACCAACCTGTTTCACCAGCCACTGCACATTGTCCCGGTTGATCACGTAAATGTCCGCATCACGGGCAAGCGCGGACAGTCTTTCTTTTTCTGTTCCCAGTACCGTTTCGACACGTAAATCTTGCAAATGTGACCACTTTGCCCGCTCTTTGCCCCAAGTTGCTTCGGCAACCTTTTTCGGGGCAATCACCAAACACCGCCCCAGTGACCATCTTTCAAACTTCAATTTCTGTATCGCGGACAGCGTAATCACCGTTTTTCCGAGTCCCATATCGAGGAAAAGCCCGCAAAACGGATGCTCCATGATAAAGTTTATGCAATCCGTCTGATACTTGTGCGCCACAAACTCACTTGCCACCTGATCCACCTCTTCTGCGCTTCGCCAGATCCGTCTCTCGTGTAGCCGCCCCGCCTGTTCGTGTCCTCGCCATCCTGCTGATCATCGCGCACATCTGCACCACCTGACCAACCGCCTCCGGGGAATCCACGCACCCGGCCACCCGGAATCCCATCTTCCGAAACTGTTCCTGCACAAACAACTGTCTCTGCCGGGGCTGTTCTCCCGGCTTCTTCAATTCCGCGAATACCACCGCTCCACCGGGCAGGAGAATGATCCTGTCCGGCACACCGGCATATCCGGGGGAAACAAACTTCAAGCACTTAGCACCCGGCACTGCTTCTTCCACCTGCCGCTTTAACATCTGTTCGATGTTTCGTTCATCCATCCGATCACCGCCCGTCTTTATTACTTTCTCGCGCGCGCGTATATACATGCGCCACATGGGCGTGTACATGCGCTATACGCGCCCTAATTACGATATTTACATACTCTATTAGTAAACTACGTAAGAATGTAAGAAATCACCTTAAAACATAGTATTTACAAGGATTTTTCGTCTTACATTCTTTCTTACATTCGTCTTACATTCAAAAAAGAATGTAAGAAAAATTTTTTGGCGTTTCTTACATTCTCCAGAATGTAAGATGAATGTAAGACCGTCTTACATTCCGAATGTAACACGTTACGCGCGGATAAACCCGCGCTGGGCTCCATGCTGTGGGATGTAAATCACGCCCGCGTTCTTCCATCCGGGGATACTCGCAAGGATGGAATTGATCTCCCGTGTCTCGCTCTTTTTCGCCTTTTCATCCATCGGGTGACCATACAGTTCCCGCCACACTTCCGCCGCGCAAATCGTCTGCCTGTCCACCAGATTGATAGACGCGTCTTCCGCCTTGACACCGCCCGCCCAAAAATCACGCCGCCTGTCCACGGGCCACTTCGCCCAGTCATCAGGAATCTTCCGGGCCACAAACTCCGCAATAACACCCTCCTGTATGGAGCGTTCCCTGTGGGCTTCCTGCTTCACCATAGCCGCCTCCGCCGTATCACCGGACAGGAATATTTGTTCTCCCGTGATAAATCGGAAATAGGCTTCTGCCCACACCTGATCAATTTCATCACTTGTCAGGTCAGTAAACACGTCCTTTGTGGGCATCTGCGCCCGTGTATCCACGGGCCAGAAGCGCCGGTTGCCTGTGGTATCCTGCAAGAAATCAATGTTGTTGCACGTCCCGAAAAACACGCATCTACGCTTAAACTCCGTCACATTGCGCCCGTATGCCTGTCTGTACCTGTCCGAGGTCAGGGATAGAAACTGCTTAATGCATGAAACGTCCGTCCGTCTGAATGCGTCCAGTTCGGCCACCTCAATGATCCATACGCCTTGGAGCAGTTCCGAGGCTTCTTTTCCTTCAAAGGTTCGGATGGAATCGTTGAACCAGCCGTGACTCATCTTGTCGAGGATCGTACTTTTACCGATACCCTGCGGGCCGCACAGAATCAGCATGTTGTCATACTTGCATCCGGGGGTCATCGCCCGTGCTACCGCCGCTGTAAACGCCTTGCGCGTCACCGCCCGCGTATAGGGGGTATCCTCCGCGCCCAGATAGTCAATAAACAGGGTATCCAGACGGGGCCGTCTGTCCCACTTAATCCCGGTCAGATAGTCCACAACCGGGTTGAAAGCATGGAGCTTTGCGTGAATGTCAAGCGCTGAATCAATGTTCCCGCGTCCCGTAATGCCCCACGTTTTCTCCATCCACCAGTACAGCGCGTTGGAATCCGTGTCCGACCACATGCGCCGGGTTTCCTTACCGCCCGTAGACCACGGCAGAACGTCAAGGATCTCACCGCGCCCGGTAAACTCATTCAAGGCAAACTTCCCGCGTATCCGGGGATCGTGTTCCAGAATCAGCATCACATTGTCAATCGTATTCTTGATTTCGCCTGTTTGATGGTTCCGCTTGAGAAGCAACTGCCAGTTCCCGTCCGCTGTGTCTCCAGCGCCCGCGAGTGTAGCTTCTCCGTCCGAACCGCTCACAAACTGCCCGATCCCGGTATCAATCGCCACACTTCCGGGGCCACCGCCCACGATACCGGCAAAGTCTGCTTCCGCCTGTGCTTGGCGCTTTGCCAGCATCTCCAGCGCCACCTCGTCAAGGCCGTTCGCGTATTCGCACATCGCCTTATAGGAGGGGAGCCGGTTGTTAGGCGTTCCATCCGGCGCGTTGTCATCCTTATCACCGAATTTGTGCAGACGCACAAGGTCAAAGGCGTTGACAAGCTTATTGGAGCAGGGGTCGGTTGCGTGATGGGAGAAAAGGAATTTACCGTCATCGTAGATCACCGCGCCGCCTGTGGTGCTTCCCAGCGTATACGTGTACCTGTTCGGGTCAGTATCCACGGGGGCATAGATACCCGGCAGGAGCTCCTCAATGGCGCGGAACACGTCATATTTGCGACAGAACGCGCCCACAATGCCGTCCTTGGCTTCCGGGTCACCCTGCTTCACGGCCAGCTTTGCATAGCTGAAAGAACCGGGTACTTGCGGCCACTGTGTGAAATCATGCCAGTCTGTATAAGACTTCAAGAGGGCATCCACACTGATAAACGGGGCATCCGCTGTCTTGAACACATATTCAGAATCACAGCACACCGAGGGCCAGTACATCAGCCGTCCCGCTTCAAAGGTTGTCGGGTCAGCCATCGCAATACCGATATTTGCAGCCATACGCCGCGCACAGGGCTCGTATTCATCTGCGGTCATCGTTCGGTCAGTCGGCACGAGGACGCGCAATCTGGGGGCATTTGCGGCATGTTTACGCGTACTGTAGACGCAATAGTTAATCTGCATGGAATCCAGCGTCTTGACAATGTTATCCGTTCCCAGAGCGGGGACAGAATCAAAGTCAAGCGTGATCACATCGCGTCCGGTCACGTTGTTAGCCTTGCGCCGCCCACCGTTCAAGGAACCGGCCACAAAACCGCCCACGTCCTTTAGGTCATCCTGCTTTGACTTGCTCATCCGCATATACTCGTCAAGCGTTTCCACGCCACGGTTCGGAATGCGGAGCTTTTCGTACAGTTCGGACACCTTCAAGGTCTGGCGCTTCCAGTTGAGATCCTTCCGGCTGTTCCCGGTTGAAATCACAATTTGCCGGTCATTGTTCAACGTGAGCGCCTCCTTTGTAATTCGCGGTCAACATTCGCTATCGCCTTGTCTGCTGTGGGATCCGGTTTGGAGCGGTTACAGGCCGTTTCAAACTGTCCGTAAATCAACCGTTCTTCCCGTTCTGCTTTGGCCTTTCGCGCTCGTGCTAGGGCCTTTCCGTCTTCGTAAATGGCTTCAATCTCTTCATTGGTCATCAGCCCGCGCCGCTTCACTTCATCCGTCATGGCTTTCAGAATCAGGGGCGTAACTGTTTCCGCATATTCCTTCTGGGTAATGTTGTGCATCAGGGCCTTGTACATGGATCTGTACTCCGCCGCTTCCTGTAAAGCCACGGCCCGGTATTTACCGGGGCCGCGACTCGCTCTGTTCGTTGCTTCGTGTACCCTGTCAAGGATCGTCTGTGCGAAGGTTTCATCCGAGAACATCGCCGCACCGCACTTCCTGCAATACAGCATCTTCATACAGGCTTGCCTCCCTTTGTGCTTGGATCCTCGCGGATGAACGGATCCGCGCATTGTGTAGCCGCGTCCCCGTGGATCTCGCATCCGGGAGTCTGGGCCATCATTCCTTCAATTTCTCCTTGCTGATAGTCTGCTATCTGAATCAGATAATCCAGCGCGTCCGCGAGATTGTTGATCTTCTGCACCGCGCTAATAAACTGAATCTCTACCGCAATCAGAATGACTGCAAACACAAGGCAAGCCACCTGTAAAGTCTGAATAAGGTTCATTCGCTGAATACCTCCTGCCTGATATATTTTGCCGCTTGTACCATGTCCGCATCTGCCAGAAACTTGTACCACGGGGAGGAAAAGAATTGTTCGCATTCCTTCTTCCGTATCGCCGCATCCCGGTTGTGCGCGTCCGGTTTCAGCTTCTTCAAAGCGTTCCGGTAATCCTCACACATCGATCCAAACCACAATTGCCCGGATCCACGGGAGACTGTTAATCCATTCGCCGCCGTGCTTGTTCACATATACTTCCGCGTCCGCGTTGCTCATATCCTTGATCTCGTCATAGTGATCATCGGCCCACTTATCCAGCATGTCTTCTTCATCATCCGCTTTCAGCCAGACACGTTCCGCGTCATCATCTGAATAGTAAGAATCAATGGAACACATGCCAAATTCACCGATCCACCATGCATGGGAATCATCCGCTACCACTTCCGAGTTCACCATCGGCACAACGGGCAGTTCCGGGTTTTCACGAATCAGCTGGAGCAGTTGCGCCGTTCTTTTGTTCTGTTCTTCCGTCATTCTTCCGCACCTTCCTTATCACGCCACGGGTTCCGTTCGTACCGGTTCCCGCTGGTCTTTTCCCATTCAAGAATCTTGTCAAGTTCCCCGGACAGCCGGAGCCGCATCAGATAGGATTTAATCTTGTTCTCCGTTTCATCCGTCCATACCACCCTCTGGGCCAGCGTATAGTGTTCACGGGCTTCAAGGGTCAGCGGGGACAGGGAATAAGGGTTGTAGGGCAACGGTTCACCTTTCTTCGTGTACCGCCGCCCTTTGGGGTTTGCCGCCTTGAAATCACCATAAGCAAAGTAAGAGTTGACCGCATACAGCCTTGCAAGAATCGCCCGCATGGCGCTCTTGTCTTCCGCTTTACGCATCGTCATCAAGGGCCTCCGTTTACGGCTTTTTCAGAACCGCCGAGCCGATGTCCATAAAGATGTATTCATTGTTCTTCGGGTCAAGGGAGAAACGGTAAATTACATCGTCCATCTTTTATCCTCAACTTGTTTCCACGAGTCGTACTCGTGTAGCATTTCTTCCTGTACACACACTCAGTCATGCTCTTGTACGGCGAGAACTTCTTTTGGCACAGCAAAACCAATTTCCATGAGGATATGCTCCTCATCCTTTTCATCAACGGAAAACCGATACAGCAGATCATGTCCACGCACGTCAGGAGGCAATTTGGCTTCCTGCATCCCCAGATGGTACTTAGCCATCAAAGAGCAGTCACGCAACACAAAATACAAGCCTCTCAGGGAATCGATAAAATCCGAATTATTAGACTGCTCCTCCAGTTCCTCGATCACGCTGGTCAACCACAGGAGAGCTTGCCCGCTCTCTGTGATGTTATCCCGGGGGACAGGCATGTCCGCGTGTCCATCAGCATACCGGCACTCCGGAGCTTGGCCAAATTTTTGCAGAAGAAGCTTTGCTAACATCTTTTCCTTTCTGACATTGCGAATATCCAGCATACTTTTTCATTCCTCCTTATCTGAGTCTCACTGGTAAAACTACCGACATAACATTTTGTTCGCCATCAAGCGGACGAATAAGAAAACCTTGATTGGGGGACGCAAAATTAAGAATCACGGATTCACGGTCTTTCATCCCCTCAAGCGCAGCTAACAAATTACGCGGGTTGACACCGATTGCATAATGCCCTATTCCATGATTCCATCTGTTAATCTCTTCCATCACGGGTTTAATCACCCGGTTTTCGAGATCAGGATACTTACCGTCAGAGATCAGGACATCCCAACTTCCCGTAACGCGGTTGTCTGCATCGTAGAAATACAGCACATGAACAGAAACCCTACTTTCTCCGTCTGCGTTTACACAGGGGTTCAGTTCCACAACTTTCGTTTTTGCGGGGGTTTTCTGAGGAGGAATCAGAATGTCTACGGGAGTACCATCCTTCATTGCACAATCTCCCTCAATGACCGTAACCATATAACCGTTGTTTCCGTATGCTTTAAAATGATTCTCTTTGCAGATAATCCTGATGACTCTGGGATATTCCCGGTCCGTTCCGGGAAGAGCAGAACCGCATACGCGCATAATATCCTTCCATGCCCACACATCAAATTTGACCGTCTGGCTCATAACTGTACCTCCGCATCCCATTCCCACTCGCTCGCTTCAGCGTGTAGCCTCACCTTTTTAAAGTCCAGCCACCGAAGAACACGAAGTGTATGATTATTTGTATCCGGTGCCTCATTTTCAAAGGCAAACCGCTTTTCTTTCTCGTTCCACTGACGTACACCGAAAAAAGTCAATACCGGCTCGTCATCGGGCTTGTCCACGTCAAAAAACGCGTACTCGCACAAGAAATCATCTGCTCTCGTAGGTTCTGAACGAGATCGATCAAACCATTCTGTAGTAGAAAATACATGTTCTTTGGCTTTATCCAGTGCTCGTCCGAAAGACCGATCACGAGGCGACACAGCTTTGCACTCTGGGTTAGTACAGACGTAGCTTTTCCAGCCATCCTGTGTTGCATGCGGAAGCATTCGCGCGTCGCAATAGGGGCAGCGGGGCATTTTCTGTTTCAACGAAACATCCTCCTCAATCGACTCTCATCACATCTTTGTCGTCATAATCCCGGTCACAGTCGATCCATGACCAGCTCTCGTGATACCCTCGGCACTGGATCATGACGTGATCCAGTGCTTTACCTAATTCGCATTTGTTACAGTCCTTATCACATCCCACACACGTGTAACCATGCGCGTATCTGGTCAAGACTTCCAGATCTTCACCGTCCACGAGTACCTCATCGTGCGGAATTGTGACAGGACGAGATAGGTAGACCCTATAAGTCATGCACCGCATGTTACGTGAAATTGACACGAGTTTTTCAGGCGGAACCGTTTCCAGAATACGATCTACAAGTTTTGAAAGCACAGATCTGAGTAAAGAGATGTCTCTCCAAGCGCCCGGAATAGAGCGTAGACGCTTTTCTAGGCTACTCTTTGCGCGATCTATCTCGTGCAGGCTTGCGTATAAAGCAAATAGATCATTCGTTTCGTCGGACCGCAATCGCATGACTGTTGGCGCGCGGACGCTCTCCTCTTTCTTGGGCATTGCACCAGCCTCCTTGAATCGCTCAAATTTGATGTTTGACGGTTCTTGTGTCTGCATTTCTTGGACACATGCCCATTCTAGTCTGCTATTCGCAGATTGTCAATAGATTTTCGAGGTAAAAATCTATATTTTGCAGATTTTCGTGTAATCCTATGTTCTTCTCGCCAAAACAAAAAAAAGCCGGGGCATCAGTGCTCCGGCCAGTCATAATACTCGGTAACTTGTTCTCCGGCTTTCGTGTAAAGCGCTATGCAGTGTCTCCCTATCCGGATCTCCAGCCGTTCCGGCTCCTTATCCGGGGCCAGCCTGTAAACCTTGTGATCCCGCGTCATGTTACAATCCGACATTCCCCACAAGTCAGCAATTTGCCGCATCCGCATAAACTCAGCCATGAATTGATCATCACAGATATATGTTACAAGATACATTTTACCGCACCTCCGCAATAAACATCGATCCGTCATCGGACAGGATATAGTCAGCAGGAATCAAATCATTCACGGCAACCTCACGATCAATCTCCGGGAAATGCTCCTCACAGGAATACCGGAAAGGGCATCCGGTACACCGGTCATCGTGCGCCTTGCAAGCGCTGTACACTGCCTTGCGGGTCTGGGTTGCTTCAAGTGTCATGGTCATTGTTCCGTACCTCCCTTTCTTAGCGGTTCAAATAGGGCTTGAGCTCTTCAAGGGGCAACACATCGACATAGGCTCCCCGGTTATAGGAGTACCCGGAAACCTGTACTGCCAGCCCCGCGTCCCGGTCAAACACGATATGACCGGCTCCCTGCCGCCGTGCAACTGAATCATAGTTGCGTACATTTGCCCGGAGCTCCGCATCATTGAAATACCGCGTTCCGGCTGACTGCTGGATCGGCCCGAACCGGCCCTCGGTATAGTAAATAACACTTGCGGATACATAACCTTTAACCTTGTTGGACTTCATCTTTCTTTACCTCCTATCAGGCGAATTTCTTACACAGGGCAATCAGCTTTTCCCTCTTATGGAAAACCATGTACAGGGCGGTTTTCCGGGTAATCTGTCCGAACGTAGACTTGCTGATCAGGTTGGCCACATCCTCAGCCAGTGCCCACATCTTGTCATATGCCTTATCAGAAGCGTCCTCGTCCGTGTCCATCAGGTCAGAGGACAGTTTGTCGAGGCGTTCAATCTCTTTCAGCTGGTTCAGCATCTTCTTTTCAGCGGTCATTGTTTCTTCCTCCTTGTGTCAGTTGCTTTATCAACCTTACGAACACATTGTAAACTTTTAACTTGCTTTTGTCAATACCCTTTTTCAACTTTTTTATAACTTTTTGAAAATTTCTTTTTCCGTTGTCAATCTGAAAATTGACAGCCGGAGGAGGATCCCGAAGGCCCGAAGAAGCTACACCCGGCGGGCGTGTCGTTCTGCGAGAGACAAAGAAAAAGGAGCCGGTGAATCACCGACTCCCTGTACCAATGCGTACCATGCTGTACCATCATGTACCACAGCCCCAGACTTTTCCTGCCGCTTCCGCCGCCGCATCCAGCCGTGCTTTCAGCTTCCCGTCAAGGGCCTTTATCCATCGGTCAGGAATTGCGGAGTATCCATACGCCGCGCCCGCAATCCCACCGGCAATCGCTCCGGTTGTGTCCGCGTCTCCGCCCAGATTGACGGTTGCAATCAGCACATCTTCAAAGCTTCTTTCCCTGCTTGCCGCCCACAGGGCCGTATTGAAACTGTCCATCACATAGCCACTGGGATACGGCGTAAACGCCACATCCGCACGGGTTGCCCGCCTGTACTCTGTACCGGAGGTTTCCCGGTCAAGTGTCGGGAGCAAGCTGTATCCATGAATAAGCTTGCGGATAATCTCACTGTAAATCACGCAAGCCGTAGCTGCGTCCGGGTCATAGTGCGTCATCTGGGATACATCCGCCGCGAGGATTGCACAGGCTTGCGAGGAACGCGTAAACAGCGCAACGGGAACCGTCCGCATCAGACTTCCGTTGCCACCGGATCTTCCGGCCATATCGTAATGCGCCTTTTCCGCCGCTTTAAGCCACGTAGAACGCTTCGGAGTTTTCACCCGTCCATTTTTCGAGGCGTACCCGATAGACCGCGCACAGGCCGCTCCAGCGCCAATGGGGGCATCGTAAAACCACTTGATAAATTCCGCACCGATCTTTTCAACGGGATCATCTACCGGGCTGGTATTCATGATCCCTTCCGCAACGGCAAGGGTCATCGCCGTATCATCCGTACCCACGCCCACATACGCACCCAGCCAGCCGCCGCCCAGAATATCCCGGACTTCCCCGTACTGGAGCCGAATCTGGCTTGCGTCCATAAATTCCACCGGAGCACCGAGGCAATCACCACAGGCCACGCCGTACAGGGCTCCTTTGATCCGGTCAAACCTCTGCGCTTTCGCATTCTTCACAACTTCAAGCATTCTGCATATCCTCCATTCTTAAAAGGTTGATACAATCCCGGAAAAGATATATCCGGCCATTCACCACAAGTTCCCGGTGAGACAGATACCCGGACAGCCACTCCGCGAAGTTCCGTCTCCCGTATCGGATCCTCGCGTTGTGTAGCCACCCCGTCAACGCGGCCACCGTGTCAAAGTTCTGAATCACAATCATCTGTTACCCTCCTTTGTCACAAACCTGTCATCGACCATGCCCAGCATATTGGTATAGTTCTTGAACCACACAGGAGCCTTGAAAACGTTTTTCCGCTGTTTCTGTACCCACGCGCACAGCACCGTATTGTGCTCCCTGTGCTTTTCAATCACGGCCAGTGCCTCTTCAAGGGTAAAGAAACACTCATTGTTAGCGCACATCCACGCCCGCTCGTCACTGGCATTCTGAATCAGCACACAGGGCCAGTATTTATCAAGCTTTGCCGACAAGCTTATCCCACACCTCCTTCAATCAATGCGAGGCCGTCACAGGCGAAACAGCAACCCAGCTCTTTAAGGAACACAACGCGCGTTCCGCACAGGTCATAGGGCTCCCCGACAACTGTGAATACCTCGCCAATATGGCTCCAGTATTCACAGTATTTCCGGGAAGCAATCACCACCTTGTCTCCGTCTTTCATCCCTTCTTATCCTCCTGCAATTCGTCCCACACGTGACCGGCAAGCTCCTTCATTGCACCGGGGGGTATCCTGCACAAACTGACAGAACAGGAAGGTCATAAACTCGGATTTGGTCTTCTCCCATTCCGCGCTTGTCATGCGCGGATTCTGGGCAAGCTTCATTTCCAGAAGCTTCTGGGTCATTTCCTGTCCAACCGGGGAATTCAGCGCGACACGGATAGCCGCGCTGGTCTTCTCCACAAAACCGTCAAACGAATCAGCAATACGGGCAGACATTGGTTTACCTCCTTCTCACACATCAAGGCCCCAGCTATGAATCACAGCGAATCCTGCCGGAACGCGTTTCGCAGAAATCCACCGGGTAAACCGCTTCCCGGTACAATCATACGGGCCGCGAACGGGGCCGTACCCGATTGTTTCCTCAATCATCGCTTCAATCTCTTCTTCGGTTTTCCCGTTATCCGGGAGAATGCGATAATCGTAACCATCTTCACCATCTGCGGAATAGACGTGCCGCCATTCGTCACGCATGGACTTTTCCAGCGGGTCAACGCTGTAAGCATTGATCCGGCGAATCTCGCGCCGCTGTTCCTTGATGAAATCCCCCATCTTTTCAAGGGGCGTGTTATGCTCCCGGCAAAACCCCTTGATAAAGTTGATCATATCGTAAGCGTTCTTCAAAGCCTTTGACATTGCTGTTTCCTCCTTAGAACATGTAGTAGTGAATCGCGGAATAGGTGTCGGAACCATCATCCTCGGTAATCTCAACCTTGATCTTGAAAGTTGCTTCATCAACCTTACGAGCACATTGTAAACTGTAAACTTGCTTTTGTCAATAGCTTTTGAAAACTTTTTTCTTGCAATCGGAAAAATAAATTTCCCGTTGTCAATGCTGAAATTGACAACGGGAAAACGCTATAACCTATAGGTTATTTCCGGGCTTCCTCATCTTGCTGCATCCGGGAACCTGTAGCTTCAATCTGCCCGTTGTACTTTCCTTTATAAGGCTTTTCAACCGGGGTGCATTCCTCAAAGATCATCTGGGCCACCGGATATCCGGGGCGGAGGTAAATCGGGTTGCGTGTTTCATTCTTCAACTCAAGGGTAATCGCGCCATGAAATCCGGGATCCACATATCCGGCATTCTGCACGGTCAATCCGGCGCGGCCAATACTGGAACGGCCCTGCACATACGCGGCCATTGTAGACGGGATGAAGAACCTTTCCTTTGTAGTTGCGAGGGCAAACTGTCCGGGCATCAGACAAAATTCCTCGCCATCGCGGATCTCATACCGGCGATACTCCATCTTGTCACCGAGGCGTACACCCTTGAAGAACCGCCGCTTTGGAATCAGGAAGGTGTTACCGAGGCGAACATTCAAGCTGGCAGGGTTGACAAGGGGCTCGATGCAATCAGGAAAGTCAATCCGTCCTTCTTCGATCAGGGTCTTGATAGCGACATCGCCTAAAATCATTCGGCGCAATCCTCCGCTTTCTTTACTACTTTCAATACCTCAGACAGAGAACGGATACCCTGACACGCGTTTTTCCGAAGTTCTTCCCAGTCAACCTCGAACGCCGCCACCGGATCTTCCACCGCTTCCTGTGTAGCCGTATCTTCGCCCAGCATCGCGCTCTGGAGCTCACCGCCACAGGCGGCATACCCGGCAAGGTCAATCCAGTTATCAGACTTCCCATGCCCGCTTGCCACGCGGGCGATTTTCAACAGGGCCAGCATAGCCGCAACGTCAACCGGAGTGATACCGGTGTTCAACCGGTCAGAACCGAGGTAGTGTGTCCACAGCATAGCAATTCTTTCAAAGTTCTGTTCCGGGGTTCCGTAATCATCCTGCCGATCCCCGTTGACCATCTTTTCAGCAGTTTCCAGAATCTCTTTACGGGTCATATCTTGTTCTCCCTTCCATCTGAACAATAGTCATATCGTACCGTGAGCCGGTCTTGTTTCCTGCACATACGGGCGGACAACCCACTTTCCTTATCCCAGTGTTCACACTGACAGCAGAACACAATCTGCTTTTGCTGGGGATCCTCCAGCATCTTGATAACCGCGTCATAGGCGGCAATCAGGGTCTTGTCTTCCTGTACCAAATCACAGTCAGCGCATTTCCGGTCACAGGTGTTTCCGCGCCTGACACAGGCCCTTTCAATCCGCATCAGTTTTGCAAGCTGGTAATTATCCATTGTTCTGTTCCTCTTAGCGCAAGATCATCTTTGCGGCAATGGTCATCAGCTGTTCAAATTCCGTTACCGGGATCCCTACAACCTTGTCATTGATGTGCCAGCTATACGCGGAACAGGCTAATTGTTCCAGCCGGTTTGCCACATAATCAGGGGTTAGTTCCTGTCCTTCACAGTTACCGAAACACTCCGCAAGAGTCACATTCTCCCACTGACCGGAAAGTTCACACAGGACAAGCTGTTCACCGATCTCGTTCTTCTTTACGCTCATGCAGTGCTTGCAACTGTTCATTCTTCCGGTTCTCCTTCCTCATCAACCTCACCGAAAATAGCCACAAGCAGACGTTCGTTCCGGTCTGCATCACGCTCCACCTCATCAAGGTCAATGACTTCCCACCGTTCACCCAGCTTCCCGGCTGCATGTTCTGCCATTCCGCGATATTTGAAGATCATAGCCGCGTCAAGGTCACGGGCATATAGGGGAATACCGTTGCGCCACGCCGCGAATACCACATATTTTCCGGGCTTTTTGCCGTGCTTATAGACGATATATCCGAGCTCGTTAGTTTCCTCGTCCTCGTCTTCATCGGCCTGTTCTGCCGCTTCACAGCCCGTGCAGGGGCGTTTTTGCCGGGGCTTCCGCATCCGGCTGTCCCGCCGATCCATACTGAGTTCATACGCATCATAGACAGCGAGCATCATATCCGCGAGGATGTCACACGGGGTCTGTGTAGCTTTTCCCATCTCGTACCGTCCGATCAGGTGCATCAGTTCCTTCCGGCACTCTTCGTGTCCCTCAGCCGTGTTAATCTTGTAATCCATGATAAAACCCTCCTTTTCTATATACCACAGGACAAAATCAGTCCCGTTGGCAACCGTTCATTCAGAATCTTTTGAATATTTCTCCATCCACTTTCCGCAACGCGGGCAGAATTTTCTTCTTCCCGCACCTTGGACAAAATCTGTATGCCGAAAAACTAACATCCTCTTCAGCACCGCAGTCAGAGCAACGAACGGTCTGTACTGTCATTTCTTTTATCCCAAATGCTTCAACACCCGTGGGGCTCTCAACAGGAATCCAATGTCCGGGCTTTGGTTCCTGTTCTTTCAACAATTCCAGTGCATCTGAGACAATAGCTACTGCGTCACGTTCAAGGTCACCGTAACCATATGCAATGATTATTGGTATGTTTTCCTTGAGTGTTTCCAAACCCTTGATTGTTTCTTCTCTATTCACTACTGTTACACCGCCTCATTCATGATCTTGTCTGCACCATATAAAGAGCATCACAAGCAAAATAATCAAGGCCATTTGTCCGGCTGTGATCATTTCCACTTCACCGCCTGACCACAGTATTTGCAGAACCTCGTTTGCTTACCTTCTACCTTCTTACTACATCTTGGACATCTGCTAATCCATGGAGAATTGGCATTTGTGCTGATCCCGTAAGGTTTATGCTGATTCTCAAGCAATATCGGTTCCTGCTCTTTCAGCAGTGCTATAGCATCTGATATAAGCTTCATCGTTTCTTTTGAGCCGCTAAGACCTTGCAATTCCTTAATAACCTTTTCTCTGTCATTCATCCCACTGCACCGCTTCCTGCTGTTCGTCAGTTGGTTCCCGTGTCCAAATCATCCACACTTTCCCGTAGTTTTCACGTACATAAAACGGGCTTCGGTCTTCAAGGGAATACGCAATATCACGCCAGCAAATCCAGAATCCGTATGTAAGGCGCACATTCGGATTTACGGTCATCCACAATTCGGGAGGCGTGTTGTAAGGCCACACATGATCCGCTCTTGTGTTGTAAATTGCATCAAGGTCTTGGATGGTAAGGGGCCTCGGTTCTTCTACTTCCTTTTTACAGTCATCCCAGCCCCGCTGATAAGCTTCCTCATATCTTTGTCTATCATTGTTGATGGCGGCAATCAATCCATCACGGTCAATGTTTACGCCAGCCTGATTAACCGCGCGTATCACCATCTTTTCTTGCTCTTCTTGGATCTCATGTGTCATGCTTTGAATCAGTTCAATAGGTGACTTATACATGCTTACACCTCAGGTTTCGAATCTCCTTCAAGTCTTTTACACTGAGCTTGTCTCTCCAGCTTGCGCGTACCCTGTTGTTGCAATCAGGGCAGTTTGACAGATACACACTCGCGTTTTCTGGCCACGGAGTATAGCATCTGCCATATTCATTACTGCCGCACATGAACACGCATCCGCATTCATTACAGGTAAACCGGACAGGTTCAAACTTGCGAATGTGCAACATCAACCGGGTATCCTCATCCCCATGCTGAATCACGATCATGTTTCATCCGGCCTTTCTCCACGCTCGAACCTCGTCCGTGTAGCTTTCTCGATCGCGTTCGTGAAGTCCCAGTCATCCGAAGCCCTGTTGCCCCAGCCCAGAATGTCAAAGTGTCCGTCTCCGTCATACGCGCCACAGCACCGGCAAGCAAAGGAACCGTTGATCCCCATGAAATACGGTTTCCCGCACACTTTGCACCGGGCAAGCACTGAGGAATCCTGTCCGGCAAATTCGTATTCAGCCGCGTGTTGATCGTCCGTCTTCTGCCAGTAATCAGTTGCGTCAAACCGCATATCGTCATAGCCAATCACAACCGGCTTGTGCGAATCTTCGCGGAATTGCTGAATCTTGTGCATATCAACTTCCCGCATCACGCCCTTTACCTCAAAGAATGTGTCCTGATCCGGTAAATAGAAGTCGGGCAGATACCGTGTACCATCGGACAGTTCATATCCTTCCGGTTCATAGACGTACCGAATCTTGAGCCAGTTGAAGAACACAGCCCACCGCGCTTCTAACCGAGAACGAAACCGGGAACCGGCATAAATTGTTTCAATCGGCTTGATCATTTCCGGTTTTCCTCCAATTCTGCATAAATCTGTTCAATCACGTTCTGGATCTTTGAAAACTGGATTGCCATCCAATCAACGGTCAATTCTTCCTGCCCCATTTCCTTGTGTTCCCAGTTTTCAGCAAGTCCGCTTTCAAACATGAATGCATGAATCACCTCATGCCTGATAACCTTTTTAACGTACTCCAGCGGGTTGCCCAGACTACAGTCATCCGGCATATCCTGTATACCGATCACGTGGGTTGTCTTGTCTGTGAATCCATCGCAGTCTCTTAAACGCGGTTCATCTTCTTCCGTGGATATCTGCACTGTCCACGTAGTACCCAATATGTCAACGTCTGTATCAAGTTTGAATCTTGCCATCCGCACCCTCCTTCAATCTGTCCGTGATAATATCGAAATACTTTGGCTCGATCTCGTATCCGAGGAACCGTCTCCCGCATCGTGTAGCCGCTACCGCTGTTGTCCCGCTCCCCATGAATCCGTCAAACACCACGTCACCGGGTTTGCTGTGGTACTCGATACACTTTGCTATCAGTTCCACTGGCTTCTGATTCTGGTGTACTTGCTGTTTCCCGGCCACACGGGGAATCTGCCACACGTCACCCGTTCTTTTGCCTTGCAGGAACGCGCGGCCTTTGTTAAATAGCAGAATCACTTCATACTGGAATCCAAACGCGGCCTGTAGGTCACCGGCTGTCCATTCGTTCTTTACCCAAACGATGGAGTTTTTACAGCGAAATCCGGCTTTTTGTGCCGTTTCTTTGAAAAATCCGGCTGTTCTTTCCGAGGTAAAGCAGTAAAACGCGGTATCCGGTTTCAGAATCCGGTAACACTCCTTCATGTACTCCCGGATCAGATCAGGGTTGCTATCGTTCTGAATCGGTGTACAAAATTCATGTTCCTTATCTTTTCGGTAATTCGTCCGGTAATTGATCAGATAAGGCGGATCGGACACGATCAGATCCACGCACTCGTTCGGAAGTTCCTGCATTCCCTGTATACAGTCCGTCAAGAAAACTCGCGAGGCGGGGGGGGTCTGGTCAATCAACGGGCAATAATCTTCGTGTTTGAAATGGTGTCCCAGACTCCCGTTGTTATCCACCCACAGAACACCGTTTGCTCCGCATACAGGGCATTGCATCACTTATCACCATACTTCTTTTCAAACTTTTCAACCGCCGCGTCCGTGTTTACAAGCTTTTGTTCGGTCATTGTCACCACCCTGCAATGTCGCAGTAATTCTTTAATGTCAGAACTATCCAATACAATACAATCCATCTCCACCTGTTCCGCTTCTGAACGAGCCCGTAAGCAACCCACGCGGCATCGGCACAGAGAATGAACACACAGATTTGTGACAGCGTCATATACTACTCCCCCAATAATGCTCCTCACACAGCGGTAACCCTGTTCCGTCAATATGCCAGATGACATGGCTTGCCTTGCGATAGTATCCATTAGTCGCACAAGCAACGCACAGCGGATGTTCTTTCAAATAGAGAGTTTTCTTTCTCTGTTCTATTATTCTCTCAATCATCCTTCTTGCTATCGTTCCTAACTTCACACCGGGGCATAGGAGCATCAGAATACTTGAGCGGTTCATGGAAATTGACCGTATATCCACCTTCCGGGTGTTCATGCCACGCCTTGATATACCGGACGGCCTGATACACGTTCCACGCGGTATCCGCGTCCCGGAATTTACCCACGCCGTAACTGTGACCGGGGCCGTTGAGCTCCGGGAAAGCGTTCTTCCGGGCAATATCCAGATGTTCCCGGCACTTCTGAATCCGTTCACCGAATGTCGGGTCATGTTCGCCCTGCGGCCACACGGTCAGGTACTGGATCTCTTCAAACTGCCCGCACCGGATCCGCGCGTACAATTCACATGCCCGTGCGACAATCTGCGCTGTCTCCGTGTCCATGTGAAGAACATACTCATCACCGGGGATCTTACTCGGCTGAAAACACCTCCGCATCCTGTCGCGCGAGGATCTCCTTCGCTCGTGTAGCCACTTCGCGCATCTGCGGATGAGCCGCCTCCGCTGTCCGCAGCTTGAGGAAATGGAGCCACTCGTCCGCCGTTGCCGTCATCACCAGTTCCGTCTTCAAGCTGTTTGGCAGGACACACCGGGCTTCCTGCGCCGTGCGGTCAGCATTCAACAGGTCAAAATAAGCTGTTTCTGCGGCTTCACAGCCGAGCTTCCACGCGAGATAGTCCGCATCACCTTCATGCAGATAAAAGGGCTTTATCACCGTTATTTCCCCGCTAAAATCGGCCTTGCTGTAATTACAATACCGTGTTGACTCCTGACAGTATGACGCAGGTCTGTGCCGGACAATCTCATGCGATATTCCCCGGTCACAAATAAACCGCAGTGTGTACCAGCTGTGCCGCATCCGCAGGGCAGGATCTTCAAACGAGGGCATATCAGGTGAAGGGCTGATATCTGTGATCGTATCCGGGATATACGGGGCATCCGGGTTAAAAAACTCAGGGAAGAACGGAGCATTTTCCGCCCACGTCCGCTTGAGCACATTCGTAAACGGGTAGTCATTGCGGAACATGAAAGAAAACACACCGCGCCACGCGCGAATATTGCCGGAAACAACATACGTGTCATACGTGTTATCTCTCCGAGTGAAGGTTAGGTAATCGTACAATCCAATTTTCCGCATCCCGGAACATACCCGCATAAGCAATTTGTACGTGTCCCGATGATTCGACAGATTCAGCGTAATCCGGGCATGTTCCAGCACGGCTTCGTGTCCGCGCTTGATAATCCCGGCAATGAATTTCTCCGCGCTGTCTTCCGTTATCTTTGATTCAGACTTGTAACAGACGCGCCCGCACAGTTCTACATGCTTCGGGCGGTCAAATATGCCAACGTTGCCGCCGACAAGTTCAACAGACGGTTCAATGATCCTCATAGCCGCAACCTCCTTGCCATAAATTCCGCAACATTACGGATGGTCATAATCATCCAGTATCCAACCGCGTATTCCCACACCGGCAGTCCCCGGTAATAGCCGTAGGCGATATATCCGCCCAACAGAATCAGTAGGAGCAACATCACTTGTGAGATACCGCGCCACACCACGAACCAATGATCCCGTTTGGTGACTTCACGGATCTGCCGATATCCTACCTGTGTGTAGCTTTCCTTTGCCCCGCGGTGCATCACTGCTCATCACCCGGCCTTCTCCTTCTATCAGACTGCCCGTCCGCGTCGGAACCGGCAACGATACAGGCGAACGTACTAACGATAAAGACGTACAGCGCATACAGCCACAGCCACGCGGGATGAACCCAGAATGCGAGGGCAATCGGTAAAAGAAGCGTCACCATTGTAGAAAGCATCAGGGATAAGAATCCGATAGCCGCGAGAACCTCTTGCATATCCACACCTCCAGTTAATCCTTTGTAAAGAAGTCACCGACCCAGCCCTCCGCGTTAAGGGGCAATGTAGGAGCCCACGGAATAGGCGCGGCCATAATATCAGTTACCTTTTTCAGCATTTCTTTGTTGCTGGCAAACGGCTTTGCATCGATCACCACTTCATCGTGTACATGGAAGACAACCGGCAGTCCTGCCGCTTCCAGCCTGTCAAGCGCACCCGCGAGGGCATCCCGCGCAATGGCCTGCACACAATTCTCAGTCAGCTTCCCGCCGTAGGTTTCGATCTGCTTCCAGCGCTTTGTGGTCTGGTCAACGCCGTTGTAGATAATGGACGAACCGCCAAACTGATTCGTGCCGAGGGAAGGGTTGATATAGTACAGACAGCGCCCGGAGGGCAACTGAATCACCAATTTTGAAACACCCTGCGCTATGTCGTATTCGCGGGACAGCTTCAAGCCGTTTACAATCGCCGTTCCGCCACGTCCGATCACGTCAATAGCCGCGTTGTCCATCGCGTACCACAGATTACGGATCTTACTGTTTGCATCCCGCCACCGTGTTACAATTTCCGGCAATTCCTCTTCTGTCAAGCCCATGTCCAAAGCGCCCATGTTGATCAACGCACCTGTTCCACCCTGATAACCGAGGGCCAGTTCTGCAATCTTGCCCTTTGCTCTAAGTTCACCATTTATGCCGTGCTTGACAACGGGAACACCGAACATCTGACTGGCGCTTTCGCAGTAGATATCCTTGCCATCCCGGAACGCCTGTAAGCGCCACTCTTCACCGGCAAGCCACGATATCACGCGGGCCTCAATCGCCGAAAAGTCAGCATCAATCAGGACGTTTCCGGGGCTTGCCACAAACGCGGTTCGGATCAGCTGAGACAGCGTATCTGGCACGGAGCCGTAAATCATCCGCAGGGCTCCGGTTTCCTTCCGGCGTACAAGGTCACGGGCAAGCTCAATGTTCTGTGTGTACGTCCGGGGAAGGTTCTGAACCTGTACAAGCCGTCCGGCCCAGCGTCCCGTCCTGTTCGCACCGTAAAACTGCAACAGACCACGCACCCGGTCATCCGCGCAAACGCATTCTTCAATAGCGTCATACTTTTTTGTTGAGGTCTTTGAAAGCTCCTGCCGGATCTCCAGAACCCGTTTCACGTCCCCCTCTTCCATGCCGTCAAGCATCTTTGAAACGGTATCTTTACGGAGATTCGGCAGGGCATCATCTTCCCCGGTTTCCATCGCTTTGTTCAGCCACTCCAGCAACTGCTTTCCGCTGTTCGGATTTTGGAGGTTCGTGATTCGTGTAGCTTCCTGCATCAGCGCCTCGCGGGTGACCGCGCCCATGTAGAGCGCACCCTGCACAAGCTCCTGATCCACAGCTACCCCGCGTTGATTGATCGTCAGATCAACTTCCCACTGGTGCTGCACCCAATCGGGAACCGGAGTAAGGGACAGCCGCTTCTCAATCTCCATTTCCGTTACAACGTCCTGTGCGTTGTACTCTTTGAAAAGCGCCCATTTATCCGGGTCATGCTTCGGAAGGTTCCGTGTCCGGCCACCGTTAGACTTGGATGGTTTACAAGGGACACAGAAGTACCGAATCAGAGCTTTGCCGGTATTGAGTTTCTGCTTGTCTTCCGGCAAACCGAGCGCCTTTCCGGTTGCGTCCAGTCCTGCCGTATATCCGCAATACAGGCCGTGAAACATCGTACAGCGCCACTGGGACGGAACCATTGCACCGTACACCTTGCTCAAGCATCCGTATTCAAACGGGGCGTTATACGCGCGTTTAATGTACACGGGGTCTGTTAAAGCGCTTACGATCCATTCCGGGACGGTTTCACCGCTTGCAATGTCGATCACTTGCACCGGCCCACCGTCAAGGGAATAGGCGAACAACAGAATTTCAAAATCCGGAGACTGAATGTATTTCCATGCGCCGGAATCACGAATTGACACACTGGAGAACGTTTCGAGGTCAATGCTTAAATGATGAATCATGTCTATACCAACTCTCTGAGCTTATTCAAGTGCTCCCGGATCGTGATAATCTTACGGTCAATCGCCGTTGCTGTTGCGCCCTGCGGCAGTCCCTTCTTAACCAAATGGCTAACCCCGTATCCATCCGTTTTCCATTCTGCACCGTCACCCTGTGCAGGCTTCCGTCCGTCCTGCCGTTTTTTTTTTCGCATTCGTAAATCCGAACGTTCGATAACAATTCATCCACTTCAAGCTGAATCAGTTTTGCCATTTGATCAGCGCGGGTAGGATCACTCACAGAAACACCTCCTAAAGAGAATCACCACGATTGCGAAGAAAATAACCGCAATCGCGGTAAGAACCTTCTCAAACGCGAACGCGCCGCAAGAAACCCTTTTTTTTTGTGCGTCTGTCCACCCATAGCCATCTTGTACTCCGAGGACGTAGGATCCAGATACTTCCGCCAATTCATGGAAAAGTAAGAACGCCAGCCGCCCTCATGCTTCTTTCCGACATGTCTATCCCAGATCCGCTTTTTATTGATCCGTTCCACACCGGCCCACTTCATCCGTTCACGGGCAATAGAACGTTCAAGGGAACGCAGACTCATGATGTTTTCCTCCTTCAAAATAAGGGAGCCGGGTACTTGCATATCCGGCTCCCGTCCATAATCACTGCATCATCGGAAGACCGGTCACGGGATCAATCCGCGCCCCCGTCTGAGGTGTAGCCGCTGTAGGAGCTGCGCCGATCCCAGCAAAATCGCTCTCCGCACTCGCGCCACCGGCCAGAGCCTCACCGTCACGGGTTTTCAGCACGTTGCCCAGCCCACAGCCAACACCGGATTTACCGGCAAACTTGTACGGATAGAACCGGAGCGTCACGCGGGCGTACATGCCGCTGTAAACGTCACGGGGATCAAGCTCCACTTTGATGTTGTCCATGCCGACAACCTGTGGACGCTGGCCCTCATTCGCGGACGTGCGGAGCACCCAGTGTCCCTTGCACTCCGGGCTCCACGGCTCACCGCTTTCGGGCTTCACGCCATCGCCATCATACAGGGTAGTAACCAGCTTGGCGGGCTTCACACCGCCCCATACACGGGGATCACTGATACCCTTGTTAACAGCCGCTTGCATGGCGTTCTGGATATCGGCCAGTGTCGCGCTGTCCGTCTTGGGGATCAGGACAGTCATAGTGTACTTTGGCTTGCCCTGCCCGTTGATCTGGCGGGCAGTATGGACATTCACATAGGAGCAACGAACTTCACCGGTAAGAACCTTCTGAGCATCATTCTGATACATTTTCTTTTTCTCCTTTACGCATTTTCATTGAGAAACTGTTCAAGTGTTTCGATAATGGGCAGGAACACGGCATTGACGCGGATAGCACGTTCACGAGGAATAGCCCTGTCATCTGCTTCAAAGGATTCTTTCACGTGATCCAGCACTTTCCGTGTCAGGTCTATAACCCGACGCTGATTACGAAGGGCCTCAATAACAGGCTTATCTTCATCGGGCGTAGCATCGCACAGGATATCCACCAGAATATCCATTGCTTCCATACGGGTGTGGTGAGATTCCATTGCATCTTCAAACATCTGTTTTTCCTCCTTACAATTCACTGTCAATTTTCTGAATCAACTGTGCTCTCTTGCTATCCAACTCGTCTTTTGTCCACTTGCGCGTTTTCCACGATGCTATTTCATCACGGGTTTCCTTCAACAACTGTTCATAATGCTCTTGCAACTCGTAAACCTTGTCGCATTCGCCGGAACACGGATAGCCAAATTCACTGGGGTTTCTGTCATGGTAGGACAACGAATCTCGGAAATACCGTTCCGCGTCATCACCGAGCCTGTCACGGAGCATCCGGGCAAAGTCTTCATCATCCCAGATGTTTTCCACCTTGCCTTGAATGATCATCACGTTAGGCATTGGCGGTCACGCCCTTGAAATCATCCGCCGCAGAACTCCACGGATCACGCGGGTCATCTTCATTCGCAAGTGTAGGTTTTCCGCGCGGCTTGCTGATCATATCGCCGAACCGCTCCGCGAACTTGGCTTTTCCTACCAGCTTCTCATAGGCTGTAAGGGTAAGCGGTTCAGTCTTGTACAGCACAGCCCGGTCATACCCGGCTTTCTGCATAGCCTCAATCAGCTTGTCAACGTCATCAATCACGCGGTTACTCTTGCCCTCTACCAGCTTCCAACCGGCAATTGCCTCACCGTTCAGCAGGGCTTTTTGCGCGTAATCCTTCATATCGTTGTACCACGATACAAGGTTTTCACCGCGCCGGAGCAAATCACCGATCTCGTCATTGGTCAACATCCGGGGAAGCCCCAGAACCGTTCTGGCCTGTGCATCCGTAACGCCGCCCGCCTTATCCGGGGTAACGCATCCAGCAAAATCCTCCAGCGCCGTGTTATGCTCCGCGCGGGCAGGGCATTGATACTTTCCACGGCAGAACTTGCAGTGGTCACCGGGGCAAAATTCTCCGGTTCCATCAAAGGCCATCCGGGCCTTGGCTTTGACCGTTTCGCCCCAGTCCAGCAATTCCTGTACGGTCATGCAATCTTCTTTGGGGATGTCGTACAGCCGGGGCTGGCAGATCCCCATTGACACCTTCCGGATTGCATCGCCATAAATCGCGCGGAACATCTTCAAAGCGCCGAGGGCATACAGCCTCATCTGGGGGTTTCCCTTTGCGTCAACCGGAACGCCCACACCGTGCTTATAGTCCGTGATATGGAGCGTATCATCACCGATCATGATGCAGTCACAGGAACCGAATCCCTCCGGGATCCAGTCGGACAGGTCTACCCGCTGTTCAAAGAAGACGTTCGGCTTGTCTGAATAACCGTTTGCCTTTTCGGTCAGGTAATGCACATAAGCCTGTGCGGTTTCGTGCATTTCCGGGGAATAGTTTTCATCCGCATGGAGCTTTTTCAGCGCCGCGTTGAACTGCCGTTTCGTCATCTTGCCGTCAAAGGCTTGACGTGCGTACAACTCGCAAACGCTGTGCGCGAGGGTTCCTTCCGCCGTGTACTTGGTATCACCGGACGGGGGAAACTGTTCCTCAAACCGGGGAGCCATTGTGCAGACAAGCCATCTATGCGCCCCGGACGGGCTCAATAAGGAGTGTCCAGTTGGGCTTGGCATTGTCATTCCTCCTCAATAGTCGCGCCGAGGGCAATCAGGTCTTCCGCAAGCTCACCGTACCGGGACTCATTGATCATGGTGATTGCCGGAACACCGTACTTCTTATTCAGCAGGGACACCAGCTGATCCATCTTGCCCATATCCGTACACAGGGCCGCACCAGCCTTTGAAATCTGCTTGAAGGTGTACTTCTTAGCCGGAGCAGGATCCGGGGCCACAGGGGCCGCTACAGGCTGTTCTACGGGGGCCGCAGGGGCAACGGGGATATCCGGTACATTCACAAGCGGCGGGGCCTGTTCGGGCTGTTCTACAGCGGGAATCTCCGGTTCATCCGGGGGAACATTCCCAATGAAGCTGGGTTCCGGCTCTTCCCTCTTCTGTTCCGCTTTACCCTGATTGATCACCAGACCGCCCTCAAGCTTGCCAACGGCCATCCCGCTACCGTTATTGGCAATGGCAACATCCGCATTCTTTGCGGCTTTCTTAGCGGGGGCCTTTCCGCGCAGGGCATCGGCCAGATTGTTAATTGCTTCCGGGATACCGGGCAATTCAACGGTTACCTTGACTTCAAACATTTTTCCTTGTCCTCCTTCTCACGTTTCCATTGTTCAAATCGCCGTTGATTTTCCGGGTTCCGGTAAAACTGCTCTACCGAATCCAGCACCGTGGCGCATAGCACACGCAACTCAACGGCAGGAATCTTTGGTGGGCAGATCTTCACGTATGCCATTATCTCCCTCCTTCCCGTGAAATCAGCTCGCTGTGCTGTTCACAACATCTTCCGGGGAAATGCCCAGTACGCGACACAGGGCAATAAAATCAGTTGCGAGAAGCCGTCTCCGCCCGCACAGGCTTGCGGACAGATTCTGGGAGGACATTCCTGCCTTTTCGGCAACTGCCTTGATCGTCATGCCTTTTTCGTTAATCGCGTTGCGTACCACGGTAATAATTGCGTCCATACTTTACCTCCTCTCTACGAAACGAGGACGATTTTCAAAATCGGTCTGCATTTCGTGGATACGTGCGCATTGTAATCTACCTCTTGCAGATTGTCAATAGGTTTTTGAGAAAATAATCTGCAATTTGCAGAAAAATCTCTTGCAACGTTATTTAGTCTATGATATAATCAAAAATTGAAAGGAGGCGTAGACTAATGACGCAAGATCAATCTGCCCGATCTATCTTAGCGGCAAAGCTGAAAGAGTACCGTCAGAAATCTGGCCTGACTATTTATCAAGTTGGAGAACAAATCGGGAAAAGCGGTAAAACCGTGGGCGCGTGGGAGACGGGTCACGGACAGCCGGATGCAGAAATGTTCATCAAGCTGTACTACCTGTATCACATGGATTCAATGTCAGAGTTTTACGGGATCACGGACAAAGACAACCCGCAGGACGAGGTTGAACTTCTTGACGCGTACCGGAAACTGAATGACGCGGGAAAAGCTACCTTATTGACAACAGCAAAAGCCCTTGTGAAGAGCGGGGATTTTGCGGCCACAGACTCAGGGGAATAAAGAAAAGCCGTCCATGCGGCAAACATGGACGGCAAATCTTCTCATATAGAAAAGGAGGATCACGATGGCAAAGCCTAACTACGTATCTGTTACCAGTGACAAAAGTAAGAAAGGAGCCTTTTTCCGTTGCCTGATAGGCGGGATCTTTGGCTGGCACTATTTCTATGTAGGCCGCGTGGGCCGGGGCCTCATGTGCATTCCGACTTTCGGAAACTTCTTTATTGTCGGAAACATCCTCGACCTTTGGAAGATCAGCAGAGGAAAGTTTAAAGATAACGTGGGACAGTATCTCCGGCAATAAGGAGGTTTCCTATGGCAGTAAGCGTCACTTTTAACGCGGACTTGAAAAAAGCACGGGGTGAACCGATCCTTGCAGCCATCTATGCCCGGTATTCAAGTCACAGCCAGACGGAGCAGTCTATTGAAGGACAACTTGCGGCAGCACACGCGTATGCGGAGAGTCATGGCTACACGGTGGTGCATGAGTATTGCGACCGGGCGCAGACCGGACGGAACGACAACCGCGATGCATTCCAGCAAATGCTGTCTGATACGGACAAGCACCAGTTTGACGTGATCATCACATGGAAGGTTGACCGCATAGGCCGCAACCGGGAGGATATCGCTTTCAACAAGCATCGGTGCAAGAAGAACGGGATCCGTATTGAGTACGTTGCGGAGAACCTCCCGGACAGCGCGGAATCCGTCATCCTTGAAAGTGTGCTGGAAGGAATGGCGGAATACTACTCCTTGCAACTGTCAACGAATATTCGCCGGGGACAGCTGGAATCCGCCCGGAAGCTACAATGCATCGGCGGGACGCGGCCCCTTGGCTATGATGTAGACCGGGAAACGAAACGGTTTATCATCAATCCGCAAACCGCGCCCATTGTGAAGCAGATCTTTGAAAAGTACGCGGAAGGATCCACGGAAACGGAGATCATAACATGGCTGAATGAACAGGGTATCCGCACCACAAAGAAGAAGCCCTTCTCCAAATCCAGCCTTGCTACCTTGCTTCACAATGAAAAGTACATCGGTGTTTACGTGTATAAGGATATCGTGCGCGTTGAGGACGGTGTACCAGCGATTGTGGACAAGGAACTGTTTGACAAGGTGCAGGATCTTATGAAGATGAATCGCCGCGCCCCCTCCCACACGTGGACGCATCAGGACTATATCCTGACGGATAGGCTGTTTTGCGGCAAGTGCGGTTCCCCGATGGTAGGTGAGTCCGGTTTCTCCCATACCGGAGCAAAGCACAGCTATTATTCCTGTGTCGGTCACCGGAAAAAGAAGATCTGCGACAAACGCCCGGTCAGGCAGGACTGGATTGAAGAGAAGGTGCTGGAAGCTACACGGGATCTGCTGGCGGATGATGAACTGCTGGACATCATCGCGGATAAGACCTATGCTTACTACTTGTCCGTGAATGGGAACGCAGAACAGAAGACCGTACTGGAGAACGAGCTTGCATCCGTGAACACGTCCATAGACCGCCTTATCAGCGCCATAGAAGCCGGGGCATTTAATGACCGGATAAAGACCCGGCTGGATGATCTGAACGCCCAGAAAGCGCAAATAACCGCGTCAATCGCGGAAATGGAGCTTGCCTCCGGTTTCCGGTTGACGCGGGATCATATCGCATTCTTCCTGCGGGCATTCCGGGACGCTGATATCAGTGACCGGGCCTGTCAGAAACGCCTTGTCCAGACGTTTGTAAACGCCGTGTTCGTGTACGATGATAAGATAAAGATCGTGTACAATTACACCTCAGACAGCAACACAGTAACGCTTGATACCGTGGAAAACCTTGACGTTGCGGACGGATCCGGGTTCGTACACAGCGCGGGATGTTCCACCATAGCGATCAGGTACGAACCCGGAATCATCATTTTCGGAGCCGTATTCATGATCATCATAGAAACAGGCCGGGACGCTTGATAGCATCCCGGCCTGTTCTCTGTCAATCAGAAAATCACTTCACAGGAATATCCGGCCCGGTTAAAAACTACCACCAGATATCCGGTCATCTTGCCCCACGTAGGATAGGCGGGGTTTTCCTTGATCCACTGAATGGTTTCTTCCACGCCGTGGAGACAGGCGATAGGATCCTCGGAGGTTTCGCCGTCACCATACCCGTAGGGGTAGATGTGGCACTCTGTAGCCTGTACACACCAGTCAAGAAAATACTGGAGCTCCGGGATAGTGAAGATACGGCTGGCATTTGTTCTTGTAGCGGTCATGGTTTCGTCCTCCTTCAAAATTGCTTCATCAACCTTACGAGGACATTGTAAACTATAAGCTTGCTTTTGTCAATACCCTTTTGAAAGAAAATTTGCACTTTCTGAAAATTTCTTTTTCCGTTGTCAAGTCGGTAGTTGTCGCGCAGACGCAGAACGCACCCGCTCCCGTGTAGCCGTGTTATGCGGGTGTCGTTCTGCGGGAGACAAAGAAAAACGGGGAACCGGTCAGCGGCTCTCCGTTTTTCGGATTCTATGCAATTTTCAGCCCTCCCGCGTATAGGTCACATCGGTAAGCACAGACCAGATATCAACGGCTCCGCGCTTGTCCATGCGCCCCAGCCCTGTCACGTGCTTCAAGATGTGCTTAACTTCATCCTCGGTCAGGCCCCGGATGTCCTCATGGCCGTCAAAGGCCACGACAAGCAGGTTGCCAACGAGCATAACCTCGTCACCGTTCCGGGCGGAGGGCTTGCAATCCTTACGGAAGGTTCCCTCGTCATCACAGATAAACACAAACTGCTTGCCGCCGATCCAGCGGAAGGGCATATCAACCGTTGTGCATTTCAGAAGCCGGTAATATTCTTCAAGGTCACGGCGAATGCGAACCTTCTTCACCCGGCCAGTGCCGTACACGTCCACGAATACGGCCAGCATCTTGTCCGCTTCCTGCCGTTTCTTCCACTCTTCCACATGGCGCTTGTTCGCCGCTTCAATCTCCTTCATGATTTCCAACTCCTTCTTAATATCCATGATGCTACCTCCCTAAAAGGGGAAGGGGCTTGCGCCCCTGTCCCTTATTCGTCCTCGTTGTCTTCCGCGTCATCCACAGGCCAGTCAACCGGGGTTTCCGTGTAAATGCTGACAACCTTTTTCAGACCAGCCAGCGCCGGAGGATTGATGCGGTGGAACTCGGCAACCATCTTTTCAGCGGTTTCATCGACCTCGTAGGAATCGGAAACGGTCACACCGTCACAGGTGCTGAACATGTTCGGGAACTCGATGCGGACAATAGTACCAGCCTTGACGGTCACTCCTTCGGGCAGGGCGTACAAGCGGGCGGCGTTATCCTTGTAACGCAGGACTTTAACGATGTTCTTCATGGGGCTACCTCCTAAAAATTAGTTATTGCTTGGTTGCTTTATCAACCTTACGAGGACATTGTAAACTATTTTCTTGCTTCTGTCAATACACTTTTGCAACTTTTTTCTGACTTTTTTAAGAAAAATTTTTCGTTGTCAATTTCTGCATTGACAAATAAGGAAAAGCCGTGGTATTATGCTATCTGAGGAGGTGATCCATCATGGAACTGTCCACCGCTGAAAAGATCCGAGTCATCCTGAAACGGAAGGCGATGACCGTATCACAGCTTGCGGAAATGACCGGGCAATCCCGCCAGAATCTTTCACAGAAACTGGAGCGAAACAACTTCGGGGAAGAAGAGCTCCGGATGTTCGCGGAAAAGATGGGCGTCCGGTATGAATCCTATTTTGTCATGGAGAACGGCGATAGACTGTGAAGAGAAGGTGCGCGGAACAGCGCATCTTTTTTTGTACCCTCCAACAATCCGTCTTACTTTCTCGCGCGCGCGTATACACATGCGCCACATGGGCGCACAGGCGGGTATACGCGTCCCTAAATATCTATTTTAAGTCTATTTAGAAAAGAATGTAAGAATGTAAGAAAAGCCCTGTGAACACTGTATTCACAAGGCTTTTCACGTCTTACATTCTTTCTTACATCCCTGATGAATGTAAGAAAGAATGTAAGAAAAACTTTGGGGCGTTTCTTACATTCTCCAGAATGTAAGATGAATGTAAGACCACCTTACATGCCGAATGTAAGACAAAAAAAAGCGGCCCCCGCCGAAACGGGAGCCGCGCATGGGTTGTTATTTATCAATCTCAGGAGGGTGGGTTTCCACGCCGATATCCACCTCCGGCAACCCGGTAAGGGCCATCAGGATGGACATGATCGCGCCGAGCACACCAGCAGACAGAGCGGCAAGCCAGTTGACATCTCCTACCACAAGCGCGCCAGTGCCAATATACGCCAGCATCGACTGCGCGAAGGTACGCAGAGCACGGATCCCTGCTGCTTTAAACCACATTTTCCAATCCATAATTGAGCTCCTTTCTGTTTATTCGTGTTCGTCATCGTGTGTCGGGAGGGCAAGGAACTTAGCCCGGATATTTGCCATAACACCATTCTTGCCCAGCTTCTCGTACTGCACCCAACAGTTTTCAAAGGATTCCCGCGCGTACAGTGGTGCGTATCCTTTCGCCCGATAGTGGTTATAATATGTGATCATCTGCGCTCTTAAAAGCGCCTGTACGCCCATTTGAAGGGCTTTTATGTGGCTGTACATATAGGCCACCAACCCTCCTACAACGGTCACAAAAGATACAAGCCACAACCAATTATCGTGCATCCACTGCATAAACTGTTTCATCGGTTACACCCCCAGCAGTGCGCCGAGGATTCTGTGCGCTTCCGTGATAGTTTTCAGCTGATTCGGTGTGAAGGCAATCATCGTCACCGCCTGATTCTCCATTTGTGTAGCTTCTTCCGCAATCGCAGGAACCTCTGTCACAATTGCACCGGCGACAGCCAGCGCATCCTGTGTGGCTTCCCCGGCGATCCCGTCAACCTTGAGTCCCTTTGATGCTTGGAACAGACGCACGGCGGCTTCGGTTTTAGATCCGAAAATACCGTCCACTTTGCCACAATCAAAGCCCAACTTATTCAGCTTGGTTTGAAGGTCTGATACGGCGCTTCCGCGAGATCCGTTTTTCAGTGTAGTCACAGCGGGTTTACCTCCCTCATCTCCGGTTGTGCCGGAATAATCAACATCCTTCAACTCGCCCCATTCGTTCCAGCGAGACAACAGAGACGTTACTACACCGGTTTGTGTCCCTCTTGCTTCGATGACAGTACCATCTCCGATATATAATCCGATGTGGTGCCGATCGGATCCTTTACACATAAATACCGCCGTCCCCGGTTTGATGGGTTGCCCGTCTGAGCGTTTCCCTCCAGAGAGCTCACCCTTGTTGGAACAATACTTATTCCAGATGGTATTGGATCCGTGATAAATTGACGCGCCAAGCTGCTTGTAGGCCCAGACAAAAAGTCCTGAGCAGTCCGCGACACGATGCCCGATCCATTTAGAACCGTATTTAACAGTCATTTCACGGGTGGCCGCGTCCTGCTTAGCCTTCGTCCATACCTGACCGGATGCACCCCAGATATAACCCCACTTTTCAGATAGGGCTTTCTGAAAGAGCGCAATCAATTCTAATACCGCGATCATACGGTATCACCTCCAAATCAAATCTTTACGCGGGGATCTTACTCACCCGCGTCCTGTGTAGCCGGTTCATCATCCCCGCCGCCATCCAGCAGTTCCCGGAGATCACGGATCGTCTGCCGATAGGCGCGGCGATTCACAATGATTTCCTTTACTTCCTCTGTGATGGACTTGAGGAAATTGATAATCCCGGTTGCGGAGGTGCAATCACAAATGCCCTCCAGCGTCTGAATGATATTGTGGTCGGATTCATTCAGCAGGGCCTGACAGGCGCGGATCTCCGCTTCCATATCTTCACGGGTCATGTTGGAATAATCAGCCATCTTTTGTTTACCCCTTTCTTTGGTTTTTCTTTCTCCTTATTCCACGGTTTGGTGCGGAACAGGTTGAAAAACAAATTGTCCATGTTGTGCACTGTCTGGTGTGCATCCTTACGCGCCATGTATCCACGCCATGACATGTAAGAATTACATGCACTCTCTACAGTCATCAACTCGTCATAGACAAAACGCCTGAAAGACTTAAGTTTCCGGCGCTGTCGTATTGTAGCCTCGCGGCATGGCTTTTGAAGGACCCTGCCGCTCGACAGAAGGAAAAACTGAGTTTTTAGAAATGTGAAACCACGGCTCAGTTTGACAACCTGTGTTTTCTTCCGGTTGATCACAATCCCCTGTCTTTCATATTCCGTAAAAAGCGCATCCCGGAGCCGGAACAAAGCATCTTTATCGCGCATGATAATCACAGAATCATCCATGTACCTTTCATACGCTTTGACGCGCCAAACGTCCTTTATCAGGTGGTCTATCCGGGATGGATAGGCAATCGCGGATATCTGGCTGTCCTCCGGGCCAATATAAAGCCCCTGTTCACCGGTTCCGGTAACGAACCTTCTACAGGTCAGGTTCAACCGGGGATCGTAGAAATGCTTGTCATACACAATGAACATAGGTTTATGTTGTATATTGTCAAAGTATTTCCGAAAGTCAGTCACAAGCGCGTATCCTTCATTGTCATGGTACTTCCTATAATATCGGTGAAGCATAGTAGCAACCCGATCAATCGCGAAAGTGATACCCTTGTTTTCAAGAGATGCGCCGTTGTCATAAATCAAGCCGTTTGACAGAATGGGAACCATAGCGTTTGTGCAAATAGAACGCCGGATAACACGCTCCGCATAATGGAGACTGTGTACATCACGTAGCTTGCCCCGTTCCACGATCTGGAAATTGTAGTAGCCCTGCCGGGTATCCGCCCCGCTTGCCAACAGTCTGTGGGATCTCCGCGCGTTGCGGTACGAGTGCGCATCGTATCTCGCTACGCTCCCTTTCCACAATACGCCCTTTCTGGAAGCCCAATTTGCCTCTAACAAGGCATTTACGCTTGTACACCGGGCAAAGTCATCATATTTGCCAATACGAGCGGCTCTGTGCGCGTCCCGTTTGGCTTTTCTTCTCTGATATCTGGCTTCATGTCTTTCTGCGCTTGTCATAATAAATAAAAATGGGATAGACACCCCGTAGAGTCTTATTGTAAGAGCGCGTTATAACTCCATAGCACCAATGGTCATGCAACCGGGTACTCGTCGGGCCGCGTCCGGCGAACGCCTGATCTTTCGCCCGCCTCATGTCGCTGTCCCCGGCCATGCAAGAAGCGTCCGGCCAGATGCATCGAGGCCCCCGCTTTTACGCGAGGGTATCCTGTACTCCCTAACCGATACGGGATATGTATATTTACCCAATCGGGAAGGTTGTCCCCTCCTTCCGAACAAAGTCCCGGCACTGCTTTCCGTTTTCGAGCGTGTAGCTTTCGAAAACTTACTCGGTCTGGCCTTAGTGGTAGTTCGCCGGAATCAGACGGGGCCGCGATTATCGTTGGTCGCGTTGTTGTTGTTGACATTGCCGTTGTTGTTGACATTCACAAAGTTCGTGGTATTGCCTGCCGAGGCAGATAGTGTCCACCAGTTGTTGCGGCCATTAACAGACATGCAGGGAACAACCTTTTTTAGTTAATCGTGTTTCTGGATCAATTTGGTACTTTTACGCCATGCAACGAGGAGAGGTCTTGCCCGGTCAATCAGTTCTCCGCACTCATCAATTGCACCCGGCAAAGCATGGTCTGCATCAATTCTTCCCTTGTACAGTGTGTCAATCAGATATTGCAACTGATCATCAATCATATCAAGATCATCAATAGCTGCCTTTTGCATCGCCCTCCGGTCATCCACAAACTGCGGTTTATTCGGATAGACGTTGAAAGCAACAATGATGTGATCTATTAAATGCCGGGCCATTTCGAGCGTTGGAAACGTGAATATCGGTCTGTACCTTTTAGGAACGATGTTTTCATTCATCAGGGCCAGAGTCAGCTTCGACCGGAGTTCATATGACGTTCGGTAAAATTCCATTTCGGATATCTTCCGAAAACGGGCAAGCACACTACTCATTGCGTTGGCGTGATCCTTTCATTATGCCGCCCACAAGGGGCGGCAGGTGTGTGAAGCGTCAGGCGACGCGGAAGCAGACGGGGCCGCGATTATCGCTGGTCGCGCTGCCGTTGGCGACAATGCCGAGGCTGGTGACAAGCACAAAGAGCGTGGTATTGCCTGCCGAGGCAGATAGTGTCCACCAGTTGCTGCGGCCAATGTTCCGGTTCATGTTGTTTGCGAACAGCGGATACTGCACACTGCCCATCGCGCCGTACTTATTACAGCCCCAGATAGGAGCACCAGTAACCTCCATCTCGGTCGGGAGCCACAACTTACCTGCGTTAACCCATCCGCCTGCGGTATCCTCGGACTGGATCCCGGATGCGGAGAACCGTTTGGGAAGATACATACGCTTCTCGACGATAACGTTTTTCAGTTCTGTCGGCAGGTAGTTGTAAACACCACCCTCGGTATAATCCACGTCCACAAGCGCGGGCTTGTTTCCGGTTCCGTCCGGGACCTTTCCGGCGAGACTGTTGAGAAAATGGTAACCGTTGGAAACGAGCCACGGATACGCCTGATTATCACAGGTAACAACAATCGACGCGCCGCTTGCCGGAGCCTCAGTGAAAGTAATCGTCTGGGTGGCCGCGTCATAGGTGTATGCGGTAGTGGCCGTTCCGTTGATCTTGACACTGGTCAGAGACGGATAATAATTGGTGAGCGTGAACGCGGCGGTGGAACCGTCACCTGTCAGGCTCTCGCTGTCCGGCAAACCGTTGTTGAAGTTTTTCTGGTTCATCTTGAAGGTGGTCGGCCAGAGGGAAGAAGAGATAAAATCGATGTGGTTACCGACTGCACTGTCACCGTAGTCTTTGTATGTGTTGATACCGGCGACGCGGGCATTGAGTTTGTTGTTGTTGGTACAGGTGAACGGGATGTAATCCGCCACGTGGATCTTAGAGAAGTCTCTTGCACGGATCCGCGCCCGGATCCATGCCCACGCGTCCGAATAATTCGCGATTTCAGACGCAAATTTCTCGGTAAGATCTACGCCGGGATAGTACCGGTCACCGCTGACACCGATTATGTCAGCAACATTGCCATTCAGATTGATCTGGTCAACATAATTTGCCATAAAGATCATCCTTTCTTTTTATGGTTATGGTTCGTCATTAATGACTGTGAGCGTGAGGGTTAGTGTCCCGCCCTCCAGACTCCCGTCTACTGTCTTATCCGCGGATGTACCGGTACGGATAACCAGCGTCTCGTTTTTAAGGTAGATAAGACACCCTTTGCCAGCTGATCCATCCGCTATTCCATCGGCGTACCGTGTAGCCAGGTTGTAAAACATGAGGATCAACTGCATCACTTTGGACATTGTCACCGTCTCCACCTCCTCACTGGGCCACAAAATGTCCGCTCTCGTTGGCTATATAGACTTTGGAATCTGCCTCGCCAACCACATAGAGCAGTGAAAACGGGGCAAAAACATGATTAGATGTTAGCCCCGTCACATTGGTCCCATCCGTCGGAAGAGTACTCGGAGTTGTGTCTGCCAGTATCATGACCTGCATGATCTCTTTCCCATCCGGCCTGACTCCCAGTTTTTCTGCGCTGACCGCTCTCATTGCACGCCCTCCCTTCTGATTAGTAATAGTAATAACGACACTACTTTTCAGCAGTGTCGTTACCCTCTTGGGTCAGAAAAGATATTAATCGGTTAATATCCTGTACGACCGCCACAACAGTCAAACAGTTCTGCTTGCCCTGTACAGTCATACGATCAAGGGCAGAATCAATGTTACGCAAAATCATAATAGCCTGTTCTTTTGATTTGATATCCATGCTTGTTTTCCTCCTTATGGATTGTCCAGTGTGGCCCACGAACTGCCGTTGTACCGTTTGGGCGTTGATTCGACCCATGAACTGCCATTGTAATAGTAGGCGACATATCTGACCCATGAACTGCCGTTGTAAATCTTGACATACTTGTGCGGAGCCACATACGTAAAAGTAACGGAAGAACTGTCCGCCGATTTGCCCGCGCCCGTTGTCCGTACAACAATGGACATCGGATTTGTGGACTGGGCTGAAGCCGTCGCCGCTGAAATCGTGTATGAACATGTCGTAAGGTCCGACGCAACGACAGATCCGTTGATCAGCACATTATATGTAACGTCTCCGCCGTCTCCGCGGGAGCCTGCCGTCCATGTCAGTGTAGTGCTTTGACCGGACGTGGGGCTGACACTGAGACCCGTTGCCGGAGAAATGGATGTACTGTATGTGTACGATACCCCGGAAGAAGCCGCAGAAGAGTACCCGCTGTATGTTGCCACAACGGTTAATGTTACCGCCGATGTACCCCAGTTTTTCGTGGTGCTTTCTGCGAATGTATAACTTGTTCCCGTGGTCGTCGCAACCTGTGTCCCGTTTTTGCGGATGCTGTACGTAATCGTCCCGCTTGCGCCGGTCATGGTGGAAGCGCTCCAACTGATCGCCGCCGTGTTACTGGTTGATGCGGAGATGGACAGGTTAGACGGGGCCGTTAACGTCGCTATCCTTTTGATGGTGTTGGACGATGCGGAGAAACCAGAATAATACGAACTGCCCGCACTGCCCTTTGTCCTTACCTCGTACTGGTAGATATTTGACAAGGTGGACGGAGCCGGTACAGATAGTGTGCCGGATGTATTTGTACTTGCAACGGACTGATATGAGGCGTATGAACCCCATGTCCCGCTTGAGGCTGAATACTCCCTCCGATACACGTCGTATCCGGTTATACTGTTGTTGGTGCCGCCTGAAGCATCGGACCAGCTGAGTGTTACGTTGCCGCCGGTTGATGTCGTTGAACTTAATGATACCGACGTCGGAGCATCGCAGTTGGACACTGATGCAGTCAACCCTGCATAAGCTGAGCTGATGCCCGAGTTATACCCGCTGACAGAGCCTATCGTGTAGACTTTATAGTAGTAGGATGAGCCGTTTGCCGTCGGTGCGGTAACTGCCATACTGCCGCTGGTGTCAGAGGTAGACACAGCACCAAGGTAGGAGTACGAGCCGCTTGGAGATGTAGCACGGTATACGTGATACCCGGCTATTGAAACATTATACCCGGGACTTGCCCCACTCCAGCGAAGGGTGGTCTGGCCTCCCGGAACAACGGATGCTGTGTCAACCGAGACAGAGGTTGGAGCAGACGGGTCGGCATACGGACTTACTGTGATCTGTATCGGAGCATCAGTACGGTCGTACAGGATATTACCGCCTTGTACATTACCATACCCAATATAGTTAAAAAACAAATAAAAACCAGTCGTATTAGAATCTTGTGATTGGAGATTGGCAAGAATAGTATTGTAATTCGATGCCGACATTGTGTATGTTCTGCTACCACTGCAAGAACCAGTATTCAGCGTGTCGCCATCCCTATAAAGAGAATATCGTGCATCAGTACCATTTCCGGAAGAATCAGTGCCACGGGCCGTTAAAAATGAATTATGACGATATCCATTAGTGGATGAAAAATCTGTACCGCTCCAACTATAAGTTAATGTACCTCCAACGCTTAAACTCGTTGTGTTTACACTTATTGTTGCCACTACTTACACCCCCCCCCGTCAGGCGGGTGCAAACCAGATATCACCCGTTGCTGGACTGGATGGGGCTGTTGACCCGTAATAAATGCCAATATTTGACTTGGCTATGGTCACCGCGCCGGAAGAATCAGGGGATACTCCGTTAACGGTTTTAACCGTCCCTTTTGCCGCAATCTCGATATCAATGGTGTCCATGTTTGCATTAATATCTGCGATATCGGCATAATCTGTATACTCAGGTTTTCTGAGATTTAGATTCGTCGTATAGTTCAAGCGCTCAACCTCCCTTCGAGTGTAGCTATTCTGCCTCTCATCAGTTGGATCTCTTTTAACATGACAGCGATCAGTTCCTCATACATGATTGACCCGACCGGTGCACCCGGTACCTCACTGTCAGGTGCCTCGCATATAGCCGGGTAAATCTGTACCGTGTCTTCGTATATAAGGCCATGACGTAGGGCATGGTTTGGGGGATCCCACTTATAGCGGAAACGAACCGGAGCAAGCCGGTCAAGCATGTCACCCAGATCCGGCATAGGTTCGATATCCTTTTTAATCGTCCGGCTTGAATAGGAGCTGTCTGTCGTGCCTCTGTACTGCTTGCGCACATACAGGGTATCCCATGGCTGATCAGAACATCCGATATTTCCAGCCTCATATCCCTGTCCCTCAGACTCACCGCAGACCAGCGTCATATCATCCGCACCGTCGATCTTTTTGAACTCTGCGGATCGATAATCCGAAACGGATCCAACCTGAGAAATGATCTTAATATTTTTTGCCCGGATAATAGCCTGATAATTGTAATCCGCGCCATACTGCACGTCGCATCCGGTAGAACCGTAAAATGCACGATAGTCACTGCCGCCGCCGACCATTGAAGATCCGCCGGTCAAGACGGTCGTGTTAACCGATATACTGCTGTTGCTGTAAACGGAACCGGAGGTATCAAATGTCCAGTATCCCGCCGTCATTGTGCCGGAAAATTTGCCGTTTACCGCCTCAATCGAACCGTCCGAAAGAATCTTGAAATAGTTATTTGCCGTTACAAGACCTTCGAACTGGATTTTTGACGCCTGAATTTTTACACTCTGCGCCGTCTGATTAATTGACGAAGCAATGTCTCCGGCGCTGACCTTTGAAGAAATCTCTGAGGCCATCTGGGAAATGCTTGAAGAGTTTGTACTTACACCGGACTCAACGCTCTCTACCCGCGATGAAAGGGAACTGGCCGTCTGAGTGAACTCGGAGTAGTTATTTGCTACCGTTGTTCCCAAATTGCTTGTTGTGGTTTCAACCGCGCTGACCCGTGTAGCCAATCCGCTGGCCGTCAGCTCGATATCAGCCTTGTTCTGCGCGACGGTAGCGGACAGAGTCTCAAGGTTAGTCTTGTTCGTGACGGTTTTTGTATCCACCGCGGAAACCTCTGCCCGGATACTGGCCGCAGTCTGGTCAAGGTTTGACTGAACCTGAACAATCTCCTGCTCGAGTGTGTCCACATACGCCTGCTGGTTTGTCTTGAGCCATTCATCACCGGTCCACACATAAACAGCCGCGGTACTGGAGTTACCTCCCAAGTCTCCCCATGTACCATCTTTAGTGGCGAGCCAAGTATTATCTTTTGCCGTGACCCACTTGAGCGGATTGGCCTTGACCCAGAAATCACCCTTGCCCTGCGTGGTCGGCGCGTCGAGCTGTACATAGGTATGCTGCCCGCTTTCGGATATCTTGTCCTCTAGTTCTGCGCCTTCTACTTTCGTCAGGTACGTAACGGCCATCTGGCTAGTTATCTGAGACGCGGATGCACTGATCTGGGAGTTGGTTTGAGTTTTCGTATAATAATTATTGGTCAGCGTCTCTTCAATTGACGAGAAATCCGTGTTCAGGCCATCAAAATTAAGCGCTGTGGTCCACGTTACACCGCCGTCAGTGGTGAATCCGATACCCAGATTTGTACCGTCAAAACGTCCGATACGGATCTGCTTGTTTTCATCTTCACCGTCGATCAGGTAGATATTATCCGAATCCCAGTAAAAATTATCATCGCCGATGATGGACACGAGAGACGCGTCCAAGTGCCCGGTTGTGATATTCGCGCCGTTAATCGTGGTTCTGCCTGCGGTACTCAGGTCCTCACTGGTGATCATGCCGATAATGGTAACGTCGCCCGTGAAAACATATTTACGCGTAACAGGGTCAAAGTAGATACTGTCTGACCACGTTGTCCCGTTGTACCGTTCCATTTTAAAAACGTCAGCATTCGCGGTCATACGTGCAACAGGGACATCATCAACCATTAGTTCAGATACAAAGCCGTCACTGCGGTTTATTTTATTGCCATAGTACGTTTTACTGGTGGAAATGTACCGTTTCGCGTTGAGTTCTGCCCGGCTGATGTACGGAACCTCTTCCTCATCATTGTCCTGTATCCCGTTTGATATACTGAGTGTCGGCGTAGACTGAAGATTTAATTTGATCGAGTTGGCAATCAGGGTTTTTGTAGTCCCCCTGTAAACAATAGAGATTGTATCGCCGACCTCAATCAATGGATCAATGTACGCTGTTGTCAGCAGATATGGGGTGAACGTGTTTCCGATTATACTGTTTGCGACATTTGCCAGAATCAGATTCGTTGCATAACTGCAGTCTGTCGCGATTTCAAGCCCGGTATCATCGCCGGATGTATACTGGTTTCCCGCGTCATCATTAATCGTGACGCGGGAAATTGTTTTATCGCCCCTTGAGTACGGCGTATAATCCATGTATTTTGTGCCGATACTTACAACCGGAGTAGCCGTATCCGGGAACACGACGAGCCTTAACAGCCCTTCGGGCGTAATTACCCAAGAGCCGCCGTGCGCCGCCGCGATGCCGGAAAGCACCTCTGAAATCAGCACATCCTCGTTCGGGTAGTCAACGTGATAGCCCGTTTCCGTATGAATGACTGTCCGGGAGTCAATACCGACCCCCATGATTTCTGCGATCTCGTTGACCGCGTCTGTCATGGATATCGGCCATTCGGTGTGCTCTGTAAGATTAAGATAGATCTGACTGGCAAAGAGCATCGCGTCATGACATGTCAGGACAACGAGGTTTGGTGACTCCTTGCGTGAAGACACCCAGAAATGGCCCAGAATAGCCCAGTCACTGACCTGTTGACCGTTATGTATACGTGCGTATACAACGACCGGAGACGCCTTAGGAATGGCCACATTTGCGGCTTTTCGGACGGACATGGTCAGCGTCCCGGTACAGCATCTGCCGATACACGGCTCCTCCATGAGCGGGTATTCTATCAATGGGACACCCTGCACAATGTCGGAATAGTAACTTACGCTGTTTATGTCGTACCGGTATTCAAATTTGCTGTTTGAAAGGGAAAAGAGTGACTGCCACAAAGACGGATAAGCACGCATTTATGTAACCACTCCCTCCCGGACGCTGATCAGTGTAAATGTCACGTCGTCCACCAGAACCCCGTCCGCCGTGAACGCTTTCTGTGTAGCTTTGACACCCGTGTTGTAGAACGTCCTTGTGCAGACTCCGTCGCACAGGTCCGGGTATGTAACTGTGACACCGTCATCATGCCCCTGCAGATCCGCCTCCAGTTGCTGGCAGACTTCGAAAGGCATGGGACCCATCTTAAGCTCCAGTTTTCGCTGATGGGAGGTGACGTTGGTATGCATCTCCTGACCCGCATCACGGCCTGCATCTTTATCATTTGTGTTATCACGGGACCATGTGATCCCGTTTTTAGCTTTGACATAGGGGGCATAATCATGCCCGTTGATAATAAGCTGTCCTAATACGATCATGATTATGCACCCCCAAACGCCCGCTCACGGCTCATTCTGATACCCGTGATACTCTTTTCAAGTGAATCTCCGTCAATATCCAGTTCTTTGTTTCTGACAGCTGTAATAAGCTCCCGGATAAGGTCCATCACACCGTCCATACTGTCACCCATGTCGGACCGGTACTGCCGGAACGTCTCACCAAGTGCGCCGCTGTCCGCCGTGTCACCGATCCGCGTCCGGTACGGGAGCGCAGATCCGTTTGCGATAGCCGGAATGAATAGCTCACCCATACTGGACAGCGCATTTGCAATTGACGTAAATATAGCCGCGGTATTTGCCAGTTCGTCATTGATACCGGACAGCCCGTTCTGTGCCTCCGAGAATCCGATTTCAAGCGCTGACCGGCGATCCAGACCATTGACAATCGCATCCGCTGTATCCGACACATTACGAATCGCGGACCGGCTTCCGTCGTCCACACCGGCCGCAAGACCCTCCATCATGTATTCGCCGAATTCAGCAAATACCCTTGACGGAGACTTTATACCAAGCAGATTAGAAAAGGTTGACACCGCGCCACTGGCAATATTCTGAATCCCAGTCTTGACTTTTTCCGCGCCCGATTTCAGGCCCGCGACAAGGCCACCTGCAATGTTTTTACCTGCTGAAACAGCACTTTTAACCGTCTGCGAGATGGTGACCGGGATGTCAACCGCCATATTGGACAGGCTTGACACCGCGTTACCTATGGTAGTTTTAATGCCCTCCCAAGCGCTTGAAGCGTTGCCCTTTATGGTCCGCCATGCGTCACTCATGGTGCTACTGACGGTATCGGTAATGTTGGAAATAGTTGATTTGACGCCGTCAAACGCGGTCCCGACTGCCGAGGAGATACCGGACCATGCATTTGACGCAGTTGTTTTGATACCATCCCACGCGCTAGAAAGGGCGGAACCAACGCTGTCCGTTATGGCGGTAAGGACCGACACAACGCCGTCAAATGCAGCACCAACGGCAGATTTAATGCCCTCCCATGCGGTTGAGGAGGTTGTTTTAATGCCCTCCCAAGCAGTGGAAAGGTTAGTTGACACTGTATCTGTTATGTCAGATACGGTCTTTTTGACGCCATCAAACGCGGTTCCAATCGTCGTTTTAATACCTTCCCAAGCCATACCCGCCAGTGTTTTGATTGCTTCCCAGTCGCTTTCAGAATTGGATCTGACTTCTTCCCATGTCTGCGCTATATGCGAGGCAATTTCTGTCGCAACCGGCATGACAACGGATTTGACCTGTTCAAATTTTGACGTGACCTTTGTTTTGATGGTTGTCCATGTGGGGGAGGCTTTCCGCTTGAGATCTGACCACGTTGTTGATATGGTCGTGTTTATACCGTTCCATACTTCTCCGGCTTTTGTGGATACCGCATCCCAAGCGCCTGTGATGGTACTTGAAATCCCGCTCCATGCGGTTGATGCGGCAGAGGAGATTGCGTCCCATGCGCCCTGAATCAACCCGGTAAGAGCTTCGAGTGCGCCGGTGAAGAAATCCGTAATGCCCTCCCACATCTGGGTAATGCCGTTAAGCAGTCCCTCAATCAGGAAGCCACCCAACTCCTCCATGACGGTTGACGGCGAGGCAATGCCGAAAACAGACTTGATGCCATTAATAAACGGATCAAAGATGTTTGTTTTAATCCATGTTCCAATGCCCGTTATAACGCTCAAAATGCCGTTAAGCAGGCCGGTCATGGTAAACTTGCCATCTTCATACGCCACGCCCTGCCACCACGTTACGACCCCGTTCCACGCGGTTTCGATTATGCCGCTTATGAGATCCGCAAGGCCTGCGAGAGCCGCACCGATACCGCCGATAAGGGCGGCACACAGCCCGCTCCAGTCAATGCCGCTCACAAAAGAGGCAATGTCATTGCCGATTTTTTGCCAATCGGTTGTGGTGATAAATGCCGTTATACCGTCCACGACGCCAATCAGCGCCGTGCTGATCGTCTCACCCATAAACCCAAAATCAACGGCATCAAACATGGTATTAACAGATTCACCCAGTGATGCACCTAGATTTGTCCATTCGATGCTCGCCAAACCGCCCCAGAATACCATATTAAGCCCTTCAAAGCCCTCGCCGAGAAGCGTGCCAAGCGAACCCCAGTTGATGCTGTTAATAACGTTGTTGACGTTTATGGCCAGTTCCTGACCAACGGCAAGCCAGTCAAAGCTCTTTAATACTTTGATACCTTCGTAAACAATGGTTTGGAAACCTTTTGCGAATGCACTGCCAATCCCCATGTAATCAATAGAGCTGATCATGGTCGTTATGTCATTGGCAATGACCTGCCAGTCCGTATCCTGAATAAACGCGCTGATACCGTTAATAATCCCGACCAGCGAGTCAGAGATCATCTTCCCGATGTTTCCCCAGTTAACGGAGGAAAAGATGTTATTTACACCGATTGCGAGTTTTGATCCGAGATCCTGCCAGCTGATCCGGGACAGGGAACCCCAGAAAACGGTATTAATGGCCTCAAAGCCGCGGCCAATAGCCTCGCCGAGGAGATCCCATTCGATGTTGTCAAAGAGTCCGTTTATCCCGTTTGCAATGCTTGTGGCAAGCTCATTCCAGTCAAACACTGCGAGGAATGTATTAACAACATCAAATATCGTATTGAATCCACTTGCGAACAGATGCCCCAGAGCATACCAGTCAAAATCACCAACGAACCCGTTAAGGATCCGTGCGATATTGCTCGTCCAAAGTGTAGCCATCGGACGTAATGTGCCGGTGATCCATCCATCTACAGCGGTGACTATCTTGTTAAGCCCCTCCGCCACAATGGATCCAACCTCCTCAAACTGCCCTGCGGCAAATGCCGCCTTGATGGATTCCATGAAGTCCGTAAGGGCGGAGGGAAGACTATTGAGGGATTCTTCCTCAAAGTTCACCTTGCCACCGGATCCACCGCCTCCGCCGCCGCTGTTGTCATCTTCCTTGTTCAGTTCATCAAAGCCGTATACCTGATTCTTGAGATCCTTTGCCGCGCCTCCAGCACCCTTCAAAGACTTTGCATAGTCATCCGTTCCCTTTTTCGCTACGGAATAGGTGGATTTCCCGGAGAGCAGGGCAAAGAACGCATTCAGATACGTAATGGCCTTACTGATCCAGTCAATGACGGTACTGATCGCCGGGGCTAGGGCGCTGATCAGATTCCCCGCAAATACTGCTATGTTCCCGGCCATACCGGTCATGCTGTTCTTCATGGAAGACATAGCAGAATTGAAGCTGGAAGAGTACCGCGCAAAAGATTGCATACCGGATTTCAGACTGTTGAAAATGGACGAGATAAAGGTTCGCTTGATACGGGAAAGGAGCATCCGCTTGACACCGAATAGGGCCTTTACAAGCCCATTGGAAGTCATCACGGATTTATTGCTGTGTGACCGAAGGTTCTTCAAGGCGCTGTTGAACCGCTGGATACCGGCTACCGCGCCTTTTGCACCTGCCGCCACGCCTTTGAACGTCAGCTTTGCCAGTCCACCCGCCGCATGGAGGGCCGTTCCGGCAATCCCTTTGAGGATGTTACCGAAACCGGACAGGAAACCGCCCGCCTCGCTTGCATCCGGGCCTTTCTGCTTGAGTTCCCGGTCAACGTTCTGGAGAGCCGCCGTGGATTCATCTGCCGGTTGCTGTATCACGTTGAAACCTGCCGCCGCCTGTTTATAGGTTTCAAGGGCCTGTTCCATCTGCTGATACATGGAAACAAGATTCTGATACCCGGCTGTATTGCTTCCCATCACCGCATCAGATCCGTTTGCGGTCATGGTATCCCGTGACCGCTCCAGCCGTTCTAATTCCTCCTCAGCGTTGCGGATCTGGATTTCTAAGCGTTGCCAGCTGGCGGAGGATTCGTCTACCCCTAATTCCTGTGCTATATCGCGCCGCTCATACAGCTTGAAAAGGGCCTGTTCCGTTTTCTGGATCTGGGCTTGAAGCTGTGTGAATTCCTGCGTTTGGATGGATTGCCCGCCCAGCTGATCCATTTGGGATTTAAGGACGTTCAATTCGCGCTCCGCCTGTGCTATGTTGTCATTCAGTTTTTGAAGCTGTGCGCCCGGTTTGACACCCGCCGCCTCCTCGCTTCCAATCTTAGCCAACTGACTAACTAATGATTGTGCAGACCTTTGCACCGTCCCCATTGCCTGATCAAATTGCCCCGCACCGAGATACTGGGCGAATTTTGATCCTGCCGCCTGTGCCGCCGCACCCATGTTTTGAAGGGCAGAATTCATGGATTGCACGGCGCTTGACATGTTCTGCCCGGTCTGATTAACAGAGCTGTTAAGACTGTTGACCGCGTTCTGCATCTGTTTAGAACCGCGCTGAAAACCGGTATTATCGAGTTGAGTGTCGATAACAATAGAACCATCCGCGCCGCTTGCCATAAGTTAATCACCGTCCTCTGCCGCCAGTTCATTAAACCTTGCCATAAGCCGCTCTTCTGCGGTCATCGGCTTTTCGGCCTCCTCTATTGTCAATGACATGAGTGACCGGTTATTCTGAAAAAACTCTTTTTCAAACTTTTCAAGTTTTTTACCCTTTGCTCTCTTTTGCCGGATTGAAAGGACAGTGCCAAACAGCCCATCCGTATCAATTGACTCAAAGTAACCCATGAAAGTCCACCAATGCATATATGATGTTTCGCGTACTTCCTTGCCTGCGACTTTATTTATCGCGGCAAAGATAAGCGGTTCATCCTTGATCCAGCTGAACGTCTGCGGCTGTTGCTTGTGTTCTTCCTGCTTCCCACATCTCATAAACCACCGCACCTGTTCATACGCCTCTTTATATGCATTGCGTGGTATGCTATCGAAGTCAGTATAAATCCGTTTCAGACAGACAAAGAGTTTCTCCGCATCAGACAATTCATCATCCGTGAATGCCTCGAATATTGTGAGAATATTTCTGTAGTCTGTCCGAATCCGGTATTTCTTTCCGCCGATTTCCAGTGTTTTAGGCAGATACCCCAGCACCGTCGGTCACCTCGTCTTCAGGGAGATCATCAACGTACTTTTTGATTCGTGCCTGCGACAGCTGTGCTTCTTCCTCTACGTGGGCAGTGATAGCCTGACCCAGAACGTCAAGCACGTTCTCCACGAAAAACCTGCCGCCGACGGAGGAAAACGGAAAACGGGTCTTGAAAATCTCATCAGCATCATCGGTATCGAGCAGGATATTGAGACGCCGCTTGATCTGTCCTTCTACCTGTTTCAGCACGGCCCAGCTCTCATCACCGTCGTTCGTCGTGCCATCCGCATTGATGTTGATGCGGCTCAGTGGGGCAATGATTGATGAGAAATCGTTTTTCAACTCATTGAACCGGTCCACTATCGCGAGTTCTGCGGTTCGAAAGTGTATCTTGCAAACCAGCTGACCGAAGTTGTTGACCATTGTTATTTCACGCGTACCATCATCAATGGCAAAAACATTACGGCCATTCGGGATAATCGTCTTAGTCTGCTTAGACATGTGAAATCCTCCTTATATAAAATAGTTGGGCACGGCCGTGTAGCCGTGCCCAATGTGTTACGCAATCTCCGTGATCGTGGCCTCGTTGGTGGCCATATCATAGACAATGTTTTTCTTTGTTTTCGTGCCGACCGGATAGATCCGAACCGGGATCGCGAAACCGGAAGTATCGCCGCCGATGGACTGCGGTACATAATACGCCTGACGGACATAGCAGTAGCCAGTCATCTTCATGGTATTCTTGTTCGCGGTCTGGAAATACGCTTCCGCGATATATCCAAGGATCTGGGACTCCGCGTAATTCTCCTCGATGGCGTTCTCTACAAGACGCTTGTACATCTTACGAGAAGGATCGATGTAATACGGATCCACTTCAATTTCCGGCTCATAGCCAGAATGGGTAACGGTGGTTTCACCGAGAACGTTCTTTGCAGTCTCAACGTCAGGATTCAGCTCTTTGCTGAGATCGTCGTTGTCCTTGCCAATTGCCTCCCATGCGGAAGCCGCCGCGGTATAAACAACGGTCAGAATGTCATTTTCCGCCGGGTCGCCGGTAATAGTGAGGCCGTATGTGGTCGCGATGGTTCCGGCGTCTTCACCGTTAAGAAGCCATTTAGTACCATTGTACAGGAAAACATACTCACCCGACTTTGTGCCGACAGCCGCGCCAAACGTAGTTGCCGCAACAGTACAGGCAGTAATGCCGGAAGAATCGCCGATGAAAACCTCAGCCGCCTCAGTAATAGCTGCACCGGTCCACGAACCGAAGAGCATATCGCGCTCTCTTGCAAATTTAGCCATATTAGCTCCTCCAATCATACTGTCCGGGGTAATGTACACGGATCCCGAAACGGGATCAAGATACCCCCTAGTCATAAGCCATGTACCATCCTCAAACGATCCGTATTCGGAGGAAAGGTACAACGTACTTTTTATAAGTCGTGCATACACATCAAAACATCCCCCTCTCTAGCGTCGGTAGTAGTACGAAATATCAATAGTTATCTGATATCTCGCACTGTCAGTATCTGGAGCCGTCACATAGGGGGTCAGTATCGGTCGTATCGATCTCACAACGCCCTCATTGATACGCGGGAAATTGCGTATCGCATTCTGCTCGATAATCCAACCGATCACATCCTGATAAAAGCCGAGGTTGGAAATGTTTTGTCCCTCATCCGCGCCCCAGTACTCCCGGGTTGCAAAGATGAAACTCATTGTCTGGAGGTCCTCCGGGACATCCTCACCCAGTACATTTTGTTTATACCGGATGGAAGATGGCACCGACACCAGACTGTATTCAATCGGCTCCTCAGCCATATAGTCAACCCTGAAATGGTTACTGGATACCAGTGCAGGACAGCCTCTGAGCCAGCTCCTTAAATGTTCAACGTTATTAACCGTGGGCAACGTTGTTCGCCTCCTCAATGATATCCTGCGCATGTGCGGCTTTCATTCTGGCAAACCAGAACGGACCGGCCTCAGGACTCATGTCCTGATTGTACTTGAGGGCTTTGCCCGTCAAATGTTTCTTCTGTCCGGGCGGTGAAAAATACCGGGTCGGAACACCAGAATCATCCTCAAAGACGGGAATGTTAGGTCCCATGACCTGTCCATAGTACAGATACCTCGCATACGGCGTCTCGTATATGACCTGTCCGCCTCCGGGAGGAGAAGCCCTGTAAGGACTCGTTGCCAGTGTTCCGGTTTCAAACGGTACGTATGGCATAGAATAGCGGATAACCGCGTTATCAATCGCCTGTTGTACACGCCCGCCCGGCTCAAGACCATGCGCGGTCAGAGGGTCAATGTTCCAGTGGAAATCGGCCTTTATGACGGTAGCCATTAAGCACCCACCACCCTCCAGTGTTTCGCGTTAAGCGCCCGACGGTTATCAATCACACCCTGAATTGTAAACGCGGTTTCCGGGTATGCTTTATGTATTTGTGCGGGCGTTGTAATTGTATCCGGGACTGTGCCTTTTACAACCACGTCACCCTGCTTCAGGGTGAACAGCCCGCTCACGTCATCCGCCGCCGTGTAGCTTGCCGGATCGCAGTACGCCTTTCCGCTGAAATCAGCATCGAGGGGTATGCGTATGGTAAACTGATTCGCAGACTTCAAACCGGTATCGCCAACAACCGTTTTGATTGTGCTGTACCATGAAATCCCGCTGATAACGGTCTTTTCATAGACAGTGGTATCATTTACCTTGTCGAGCCGAGCGTTAAAAAGAGTCAGCGTGTCTCCGCATAGCTTCATCCACGAGCCCCCCTGTAAAGCAACGGCACACCGTTGTCATCGAATTCACCGTAAAGCATAGCCTCAATTTGTTTTTTGATCTGCTTTGCGGTATCATCGGCGCTTAACGCGTGACCGTATGACTCGCTGTACCCGTCTGTATTGAACGAGGTCATTTGCGGGTTGGTGGCTTGCGCCTCCGCGCCCGTAGCCTGTTCCATGTTCATAATACAGACCATACAGAGCTTGACAGCTTCCGACACGGTTTCCATGTTCTGAACACGGTTCGCGGTCAAATAGTCAATCTGCTTCCGCGCCTTGAATTCAAGCGTTGGAAAGGCGGTCTGACTGGCAGAACCGCCGTAACTTACATATTCGTCATATGTCAGATAAGCCGTATGCGCCATAGGTCAGACCGCCTTTCTTATGCTGTCATCAGCCCAGAGAAATGATGCGCGCAATCGGGATCGTCTTGTGGTCAATATACTTGTTGGGGCTACCAGCAGACTTGACCAGTTCCCAGTTCGCACCGGTTTCCAGTTCCGCGTTGGTGGGAGAATTGGAAGACATACTGGACTTGGTGAAGGAGATACCGAACGGAGCCCAGCACTTGCGCTGGCGACTGTACAGGAGATCCTGACCGCCGTTGGTAGCGGGGTTACGATCCATCTCGTAGGGAACCTTCACGCCGCAATCGGTGTACTCGATAGCGCCATCGCCCAGAACGAACGTGGTGTACCGGGTTTCAGCCAGAACGTAATCGTTCGCGGCCACGCCAGCGGGGTAATAGTCACCCTTCTTCACATCGGCAACGGTGATCTGACCGGTAGTAGCGCCGGACGCGACAACCAGCAGAGCGCCGGGGGTAGAAGAAGTGGCTTCCACGTAGCCGTTTTCAACGGGCATGGAGTCATCCACCAGAACGAGCCGCCCGTTCAGATCGGCAATGGAAACTTCCCTCTGCATACCATCCGCATCATTGTACTTCCGGTAGGTCAGAATCTGGAGGTTTTCGAGGTGGGTCGCAACAAAGGAGTGCATAACCACCAGACTGAACTTGCCCTTCTGATCGCCGCTGGCCTTCTGGATAGCGGTATTCAGAGAAGTAGCATCCATCAGTCCGAGTTCGCTTTCCTTGTTGGTAATCGCCCGGATATCATGGGTATGCCCGTCAACGAACTTAAGGTTAGCCGCGCCGGTCATGCTGAAAACGCCCTTGAGGATAGATACAATCGTATCCTGATCAATTTCGTTCCAGTAGTCATTGACCTGCTCGGCAATGTTCTCCATGAAGTTCTCGCCGGTCATGTCATAGGAGAAATCATACTCTCCCCAAGCATTCGCACGACCCACCACAATACGAGAGTGCAGATAGGTCTCGGTACTGGAGGGCGTGATATTGGTGGCTCCGTCATAGTTCATCGGTACGGAGCCAGAAATCAGGCCCTTGAGGGGAGTAGACAGGTAGTTACCGCCCACCTGATCCCGCATGGACTGCGCCAGTTCGGGACGGGGACGAATGGCACGGGACTTCAGCAGTTCCGTGAGCCGGGGGTTGGGAATCCGTTCCACATACTTCTGGAACACTTCAGCATTAAAATGCTTCGCGTCAAAAACACCAGCCATTTTTCAAACATCCTTTCTTTTATGTTTCATTCGCAACATGGAGATCATTCAAAGTTAATCTCCATGTCGGGGTTCTCGTTCTTCATCTGCATGAGTTCAGCCAAAGAACGGCGTGCGCCGGAGGGCTTGTCATGCTTTCCGGGAAGTGTGATGGTGGGAGGGGTGGTCTTATTGGGATCTGCGGGCGGGGTTTCCTGTACGAACGCGCCGGGGTCATCTGCCTTATACTTGGTCACGAAATCCTCGTAGCCCAGCAGAGTGTCTCCATCCATCTTGAAATCCTTGCTGATTGCTTCCTGCACAAACGCCTTTTTAGCCGCCGTGCTGGAGAATTTCAGCCCGTTTGCCTTTTCACGAACCGCAAACTCATAGCGCTGTTTCGCCATGTCTGCTTCGTACTTGGTCTTGTCCTGCGCGTACTTGGTCTGCAAGTCGGACAAAGACTGCTGGACACCGGGGAGTTTACTTGCATCGGCCTGTGCCGCTTCAAGGCTCGTCCGCAGTGTAGCCATGTCCGCGTCCCTCTGGCTGATCTGTTCGTTCAGCTGGGATACCTGTTGACTCAGCCCGTTCACCTTATCATCAAACTTAGCCTGACTGACATAACCGCCATCGGCAAGGTTGACGAGGTTCATCTTGGCCGTTTTCACAGCTTCCGCAAACTGTTCAAACGTCAACTGACCGTCACCAAAAAGCTTCTTGAGAAAATCCATGAGTACCTCCGTGTTCTGTGTCATGATACCGCTTTAATTTGTATATCCGTTGCCGCTCAACGGTTGTGACACGCCATGCAGTTATATCCCGGCATGGTAGGGTAATGCTATATCAAGCGGTCGCCCGCGTGACGCCAAAAGAAAAAGCGCATAGTTGAACTATGCGTCATTTTTTTTATTTATTTGTTTCTACGGGGATGCGACGATTCTCCAGCTTTATATAAGCATCAAAATAGATTTCTCGCCTGTCGCCATTGTAGGTTACTTCATAGTACATCCCATCAAACAGAGTTGTGCTTGCGAGTGCTTTGCTATTTTGGAGAGTCTTGCACATCCAAACGATATAAACGTCATCCGGGGTGATCTGAGACCCCGACACCCTGTCACTGACACGACTATTGGAATATTTTGCAACGGTTTCCTTTACAAGTTTACAGAACTCCCGCTCGTCCATATGTCACTCACTTGCCTCCTCAACGGAAATATGGAAGTGAATCCCTTCCAGTTCTGCCCGCTTTTCAAGGGCAAACAGGTATGCGCCCATAGCCGCCGCCTGTTCTTTCAGCAAGGCCAGAGGGCATGTGGGCTTGAAATCCAGTGTACCGGCTTCATACCGTACAATCATACGGTGAAGCTTGTTGTACCGGATTTTGGTCTGCATGTACTCGGCAACAAACCGACCCTTATAGTCATTACTGGCCATGAGGGGCATCGTGTCATTCAGACCGGATACGTTCGTGCGCTTTACCATTGTCTTTTCCTCCTTGTTTTAAGGCCCTTTTTGGGCCAGTTTAACGGGTTTGAAGCCCTCTACGGTCATTCTGTTCCTGTGCGGTGTCAAGCCGCTTACAGACGCAATCTGACCGTATTTAGCCGCTAATGCGTTGATATGCGTTTGGCATTGTCTCCGCAACGCGTCATCACCGGCGATCTGAGCCGCAACCGCTGTATCCTTCCATCGCCGGGTTTCTGTTTCAAGCTTTCGCATCATCTGCTGGGCCTGATAGGTTGTGACGTGCTTTCCGTCAATCTCGCATCCATCATTATTCTTTTGCGCCCAGTCTGCTAACTGTTCGTTGCTGTACAAGCGCTTTGAATACTGGGTGGAGAAGGGGGACGCAAAGTGCATACAGTTCCATTCACCGATTGGCCGTTTAAACCCGGTGTAACTGTTACCGTCCACGTCCACAAATGAAACACCGGCTTGCATCTTGTCGAATTCAGCCCGCAAAAATACTCGGCCCTGTACCGGTTCATGATCCGGGGCCGAGTGCATGTGCGCTGATAATTCGATTGCATCATATCCGAGGGATTCTCCCACAGCATCCGCGCATTTCTGGGATATCTGTCGGGTTGCGTCAATAATGTTCTGTCGTACAGCTGTATCAAGCCGCCTGTGATAGCCGCTGGCATACTGCACTTGTAAACCATTATACCCGATCTGCCGAATAGCGTCCCTTGTCGCCGCCGTGTAGCTCGTAAGACCACTGCTGACAGCAAGTACCGCTGTATCAACTGCTGCCCTATAGGGCGCTGAAATGGCGGTTGTGTTAGACAAATTATCAAGAGCCATCATGGTCTGGGCCGCAATGCCCTGTGTGAGGTTGACCATTCGTATACGCTGTACAGGCGGGACACGCAAGCCCGCTTGAAACGCCCGTGTGAACCGGGGATCCGTGTACGTGTCGTTCATTGCCTGTGTATACAGGGCCATGACCTCCGGTTTGGTCATGTTCGCCGCGTTCATCAGCGCAAGCGTTATTTCTTCCACATCGGAGGTCACTTCCGCCATCACGGTTAATCGGTTGATACTGGATTGATTCAGTTCACCGATCTTTGCAA